TCCAATAGATGATAATACAAATCATCAAATAATTTTGAATCAATCACACCTTCATCAGATAGTTCCATTAAATCAAACATATCTAAATCTAAAACTTTCCAATTATGTTTGTTACTTGATTCTGTCTGTGCAATTTTACTCATCAGTCATCTCCTGTCTACAAAGTTCACATAGATTGTGTCCATCATAAGCTGGTTCATCTTTGTGAAATATCTCGTTACAGTTAATACATTCATAGTCACCCATTACTCACTCCTTTCTTTCATAATCTTTTTAACTTTCTCTTCAACTAATAAGTTTTTAGTCATCATCTTCCTCCTTATCTAAATCAAATCTAATCCATATTGATGCACCTGCTTCATCACTGAAGTGTTCTACTTCTTCATAGTCAACTGGTGCATTTTCATCTAACCATTTAATAAATTCTTTTTCATTCATCTTCCAACTCTCCTTTCTCGTACTCTATTTCTTCGTGCAATGTGTGATTCATTGCAGTTAATAATATATGTTGAGCAGACGCAACTGAAGGTGCAGTATCGTGTATGAACTGAGCAGATACATCTGCTAGGGCACACGCAATGTCAAATCCGTGAGTCTTTCTTTTAATGTGTTTGTTAATTACTTTCTCTAAGTCTTTTGCTACAATGTCCACATCAAACTCTGCATCTATAACTTTTTCTTTTTGTTTCTTTCTATGTTTAGAAAGCATTCGTTTAGTTTTAAAATCAATTACTTCAGTCATAGTTATATTCCTTTCTTTAGTTTAGCTACTACTTCAGGTGTTTGTTCAACAATAGATTCTATTTGTTCATCTTGAACATCAGTAGGATTACCAAAGTTTAATTCATCATAGTCCCCTGACCAAACTTTTTCTTCAGCTTCCTCTTCAGAGTCAGCTTCTACTATACATTGCCATTCAGCAGTAGCATAGGTTGTTACAAGATATTTTTTCACAGTTATACTCCTTTCATTTTAGTTACTGTATCATAGAATCTTGGATTTTCCAAGATAAATTCTTCACCATCTTGATAAAATGTAATCTCTTCATTATCGTAGGCATCATCAATGATGAACTCGTCCACACCCATTTCAAGTAACTGATTCTCAGTCATCTGTTTGCGTGTTTCTTGTGTCACATTTATTAATATAAACTTTTTATTGTTCATAGTTTAGTCCTTTCTTTTCATAGTGTACTCGCCATACTTTACTTGAGTAAAGCTAACACTATGGTTTTCAGTTAAGTATTTGCGTAACTCTGAACCCTCATAACCCTCAGTGTCACACCATTTTTTCAAGACTGGATTGTCAAACTCCATTCTTAAAATCTCTTTGGCAAAGTTATTAATCATCTGCCAATCTATTTCAGTCTTTAAATATTTACCCATTAGTTATCTCCTTTCTATGTAAACCATATTGGTCTTGGTCGTTTAGTCCAATTACAAAATGGTCGCTTGTGTTTCATATAAAAATTCTGATACGCAAGTATAGGCATATGCTCTATCTTACAATCATCAGGCATACATTGTGGCATAGGTGTTAGTTCTTTATGCTCAATGTTTTTTGGTGGATACAGAAATAAATAACTACGTCTATCCACTGCGTGTACCCTTTCATATCTATGTGTATACTCAGTTAATAGTTTATCTAATAAACTTCGTAACCATAAATAGTTTTTATGACTCTCTCTAACCCATTTATTACTAGGGTGATTGATGTGACTAGCTAACATTAATCCCTTATCATACATTTGATTAGGGTGTTTCCATCTCTTGAGTCTTCTACCATTTTGTATAACAGTGTACTCTTCACCATCAAGAACTCTATGAGCAGTTGATAATAACTGAGCATACTCAATACACATTTTAACAACGTGCTTGTCACAGTGTTGCTCTGCACAAATCTGTGGGTCATCTGATAAATAAAATATATTCATAGCTTTACTCCTTTCTAGTCTGCGAACTCATCATATATTTCAAATCTTTTTATTACAACATCTCGTATTAAATCTTGTAATTCAAAAGAGTAACCACTTTCATCAAGTGGTATTTCAATCTTGTCTTGGTCTTGATAAGGGTCATACTCATTAAGTATGATGTCAGTAATCTCCATAGACAATTCATTGGCATCATCATATGTATGTAATTTTCTTTTTATACTAGGCATTTCTGTCCTCCATAAATTGTTGCTGTCTTGTAGAAAAATTAGACATAAATTTTTCATAAATTTTACTTCCTAAATTATGTTTTCCAATAATCATACACAAAGATTCTAAGTAACCCACATCATAGGCAATAGTATCATACTGACCATCTTCAAGAAGAGTTTCATAATCTTTATTTAATTCTTTATAAATCTCAACAATAGTATTTCTTATTTCTTTTTCTGTATAGTTAACCATAATCATAGTCCTTTCTATATTGGTAGCACTTGGTTGCTATGCCATAAGGCATACATAGCTAGACCAAATGCTAGTATTAATTTTAATAGTAGTCTATCGTACATATTCATCTCGCCATTCAGGTGTAGACCCTACAAGTTCAGCACCTGCACCTATGATTTCATTGATGTATGCATCTCCATACTCCCACGAACCATATGTGAATGGTGAACGACACGCAGTGTACCACCTTGCGTAAGAGTTTTTCTTTTCATTGTCTGCACTTTGATAGGTCTTTAGCACTACCCACTCAAAGCCATCAAGTTTATATCTTGCATAAGGTGAATCCACCTTTACAGTCTTACCAAATTTATTTTTTGCCATACTTTTTCTCCTTTTGTTGGTCAAAATATTTATCAAGTTTCTTAAAGAAACTCTCGTTAATAATGTCTGACAGTTCAGTACAAACCTTTGGTGGTAGGTCTGAACTGCCATATAGTTTTATGGAACTACTCATCATCAGTAACTCCACACTTGGACATAATGTATGCCCTAGCGACAGACTTTTTGTCTTCGCCAAATCTATCACCAATCTTGGTGACAATGTCAGACATAGCCCAACCCCTAATCTTGGGGTCAGACTTACCATCTGCCATAAGTTTTTCAATAACTTGAAAAATAAAATCATTATCCATAATTAAACTCCTTTGTCAATGGATTGTTAATATTACATAAATAAATACTACTTCATTATATTCAGTAGTATTTTTTATGGTTGCTCACTTGCTCTGAGTTCTTGGACATCTTCATTCAGAAGATTGTACAAGTATTCATCTGCAAATTCGTCAAAGTATTCTGCTTCTTCAGAGAGCATTTGGAACTCTCCAAAATGTACTTCGTGCATATGCCATACTCTGTCTATGATTTCATTAAAAAGACACGCAACTACTAATCTATCTGAAGCGAACTCTTCAAAGTTAAACTTGGTAAGTTTCTTACCATTGTAGATGAATGTGCGTGTTTCTTCATCATACAATCTAGCAAGATGATATTCTATTTCAGAATATAAATCTTCTTTCATTTTTAAATGTTGATTTGACATAGTCAAACTCCTTTCTTTTTGTTATGCCACATAATATATCTGGCTTGTTTGTCTACCTACAAAATGTCTTTTTGAAAGTAGAACTTGTTTAGCTTTAGCTAATGGTTTATTAGAGTGAGCATCAACAAAGCTACTGTACTTATAAGGATTATAAGTAGCTAACTTGATAGGTAATCTGGGTACAAACTCACTCACCCAAGTGCCTACGACATATGCGTGGACATTCTTTTTCTGCTCACGCAACACTCGTTGTCTGCCTTTCTCTGACACTTTGAACTGTGCATCAAACAATGGCACACAGTTCTCGTGTTTGATTACTTTACCATAGTTCTCTTTCTCAAGAGAAACGATAGAGTAACATTTCTTATGTAAGTTATAGTAAACTTTAACTTTCATTCTATCACCTCCAAAAGTTTTTCCAATGCTGAACCTTTAAACTTTTTAGAAGTAAAAGTTTCCATTGGAAGACCCTTGTAAACAAGAGCCTTCAAATGTTTGTGTTGACTACTCGTCAACTGTATGTGTTTGTATATCATACGATTTTCCTTTCTATCTTGGGTTAATTCTGAAGTCTTTCAACCAATCAGATAACCATTTGAGTTGTTCAAACTCACTCACTTTTGAGTGCATTAGGTTATTTTTCCACAAATCCCTATTGGAATCTTCTAAATCCCAACCTATTTGCTGAAGTTCTTCAGCCATAGATTCAAACTCAGGGTTAAGTTCTTCAAGTCTAGCTTGAATCTTTTCAACCCTTTCGTCTATGTCATCAGGTAATGCTGATGTAAAGGTTATTTTTCTAGCCATATCAAACTCCTTTCAGCTAGGTTAATATATAAAAATACTACTTCATAATATTCAGTAGTATTTATATATACCAACTCAAAATGTGGTGCAGTTCTGAGCTTTCACTCAAGGTCTGCACCTTACCCATACTACATAGCATACCACCTTTCGTAATGCAAGTTTTATTTATTTACTTAGAAATAAATCTGCCACTTACTGGGTCGTGTTTAACTGACAAATAACCTTGATTATTTGAAAATGTACCAACTTTGCTATATCTGTTGGTCGTTCTTTGTCTATATAATTTATGCATAAATTATACCTTTCTAGTGTTGATAAATTGCAACACTCTTTGCGTTAATATTTGAACCACTACATAACACACATTGTTCGCAGGTGGTTCGTTTTCCTGCTTCCTTAGAAGCTGGACAAAGTACCTCATTCTTAGAATCAAGTACCTCGTTCTTTTGTAGGACTCTAAAAGTCCTAAATCCTCTTGACCAAAACTGTTTGGATTCTTCGTAAGAATCTGCAGACATCATACATTGGTCTGCTCGTACATCTGCACTTCCAATCTTTGATTGGTGAGTGTAGCCAGTATGCTTCTTCGCTTTGGATAGTAAACTATCCCAGATGTAAGAAGGTACTGCACTTGGGTCGCCATAAGTACCAAGTCTTATGACTTGATTTTCGCCTAGACTTTGTATGTCATTATGGTGATTAACTACTTTGTAGTTACCTTTCATAAATGACTTGTAGGTTGCCAATACACCTTGAAACAATTTAACATAACAAGTTCTGTTAATCGCTTGTTTTCTGTTTGGGTCATTCGTAGGTGTACCCCTATGCTTACAGTTGCCACAGATTGAATAATCTGCACCAGTCTTACTGGCTAACATTGGGTCTATATCACTACGAATGATATAAGTTTGAGCCATATTGCCAGTTTTTTTGTTTTTACTTCCATTGAAGTAAATCACTACAATATCTTCACCATCAATCAAAGATTGACCTTGATATATTATCGTACCAGTCATATTACAAATCCCATTCGTTATAAGCAAAGTCAATGCTTTGCATTGGTGTCATACCTTGTTGCCTAGCTTTGGTAAAGCTATCTGCAACTTCGTACTCAAGACCATAAGGTCTAGCAGTTTTAAACAGTACCAATAGAAATTGGTAATGATGATTTTTAGTTGGTAGTAATTCCAAAGGAATTAATTGCGTTAGTGTGTTGTAATCGTACATAAGTCACCTTTCAGTTGGTCGTTAATATTTAATAAATAAATACTACTTCGTTATACTCAGTAGTATTTTTTATTATTCAAGTCCCTTTGCCATTCCCATTCCAAAGAATGCAACAGTACAAATCCCATAACCCATAAAACTATCTAAGAAACTTGTAGGTTGTTCTATGAACAATAGGCATATACCACTTGTGGCACACATAAAGAAACAAAATAAACTTATCCAAAGATAAGTTGTTGGTTTTAAATTAAACATAGTTTAAGTCCTTTTTTTTAGGGTTACTATCATTGATGATTTGGTAGGAAATTTTATTTCCTTTATCCAAACTTTCTTTTTAAAGTTTGCTATTTCTATTTTTGACATAGTTTAAGTCCTTTCAGTTAGTTATAACTCAACATAATTGAGTTAAATTAGTATGTCAAGTATTAATTAAAAATTAATCGCTGAGTTTCACTTGCGTTGCACCCTTGCCCAACTGCCTAGATGCAAGAGAGCAAAGGGAACAACTTGGGAGGAAACCAAGAGATATATATATAATAAATACTACTTCATTACATTCAGTAGTATTTTTATATAACTGCATTGAAAACATTGAAGAAAATGTAGTTGAAGACTACATTATATGCATTTGCATAGCACTTACACAGACTTGCACAGGTTATGCACACACTCACGACCTGTCAAAAAGTTGACGTCAAAGAATTGACATAGAATATGTCAAAGAACTGACACAAAGTGTCAAAGAATTGACGAAATGGAACCTTAAATCGTAGATTTAGAGAGGTGTCAGAAAATTGACGAAGGGGGACGGAAAAAACTGCCTTGCACATATATATATAAAAAGGGTACCCCAAAAAAATTAGGGAGAAAATGGAGTTATAGTTGTTGATAATGATTATTAATGGGGGAGTCCTCTAAATAGATGTACACAACTATGCACGAGGGATGCAATAGAGTCTATATAGTTATGTGTTATGTGATTTGTGTTCCCTACAGGTATACCTTTACCCCTGGAAACTTAGTAATAAGTATATCATACTTTCTTAAAACTCGCAATAGTATTTTTTTCTTTTTTATAAACACATTATAGTGTATAATACAATAATGAAAAAGCAACCTAAACATTTATTGTATGCTCATTTAGATGATTCAGGTCTCAGAGACTTAATTAAAGAGACGGCAGCCACCAGAAAAAAGGTAAACGCAGGTAGAGACTTAATTGAGATGAGACGTGAGTACATGAGAAGAGTTGAAGAGAGGAGATTTAAGATGACAGAGAAGAAAGCTAAGAAGTTACCTGAAGGACAAAAGGTGCAGATGCTAAAGAATGCACAACAGAAGTATCAGAACTTTGCAAAGAACACATTACCTAGTGGACTATCAGCTATGCAAGAGAAGTTCTGTTTAGAATACACAGCTACAGGTGACGTATTAAGTGCGTATCGTTCAGCAGGTTATAAAGATTTAAATAATGATGCAAAGACTCGTGCTGAAGCTAAACGATTATTAAAGAATGATAAGATTGAAGAAAGATGTAATCAAATAAGACTGGACGCAATGAAGGACGTAAGTCTTAATATTAATGAAGTTGTAAAAAAGTTTATGAAAGTTTATGAAAGAGGTATGGAAGAAAATGATTTAACTAACTCTAATAGAGCAATGGAGTTTATTGGTAAACATCTAGGTATGTTAATTGAACGTCAAGAAATTAAACAGGACATTACAACTAAATCACCTGAAGAATTAGAACGTGAGATAAAACATTATGAAAATGTCGTTAAACTTGAAAAGATTAATAAATAAAGTTATTAAATATTTTTATTATATATCTCTAGCTTTTTTAATTAGTTGGATTTTATATATGTTTTCTATGGCAGGATGGAATACATTTTGTAAAGGATGTCCAGTTAAGTGGTACACAACAAATGTTCAACCATATATACCTAGACCTGAACCTAAACCTGAACCACCTATTATAGAAGATGATGAAGACTGGGAAGATTCAGAATGGGAATAAAAATAATTAAGGGGACTACATATTGGTTTATACCTTCAAACTTTGAACGAAGAATAAAACCAAGAGAATATAAATCACCTGTTGTTTCATGGACAAGTAAAATATCAAATGCTACAAGTAAACGAAAACTTAATTAAACTAAGAGAGTTATACTTTCAAAAAGCAGTAATACAATCTAAAGATAGCTTTTTACATTTCATAGCTATGTTTGCACCTACCCTTGTACCTGATTGGATAATGGGTAGACATATACATCTTATAGCTGATAGATTACAAAAAGTTGAAAGTGGAGAAATAAAAAGACTGATGGTGTTTCTTCCACCACGTTCTTCCAAGTCAGTAATATGTTCCAAGTTATTTCCTGCGTGGTACGTAGGTAGACATCCACAACATGAGATATTAACTGTATCACACTCAGACCAATTAGCTTCAGACTTTGGTAGAAGTGTAAGAGACTTAGTAAACTTTGATTTATTTAATACAGTATTTCCAGATGTAACATTACGTAGTGATGTACGAGCTGCAGGTAAATGGAAAACAAATCAAGGTGGAACTTATTATGCAGCAGGTGTTCGTAGTCAGATTGCAGGTCGTGGTGCCCATGTGGCAATACTAGATGACGTAATGTCTGAAGAAGACTCCTTTAGTGAAACAGGTAGACGATATGTAAAGGAATGGTACCCTTCAGGTTTACGTACACGTATTATGCCTAATGGTTCAATTGTAATTATTAATACACGTTATCATGAGGACGATTTATGTGGATGGTTATTGAGACAAGAATCACAAATAGAATTAGAAAATAAATGGGAAGTAATAAAGATACCTGCATGGGTAGACGAATCTTCAAGTAAAATGCTGGACCTACCAATAGGTTCAAGTTATTTTCCTGAGTGGAAGCCTACTAAAATACTCAAGAATGATGAAGAAGAAATAAAGGCAAGTAATGGCTCACGATATTGGGAGTCTCTTTATATGCAGAATCCTGTGCCTGATTCAGGTGGTATAATTAAAAAGAAATGGATTCAGTGGTGGGAGTATGATGAGCCACCTGCATGTGACTATATAATACAAACATATGATACTGCATTCTCTACAAAGACTACAGCAGACTTTAGTGTAATACAAACCTGGGGTATCTTTGAACATATGGAGACTGATTCAACAGGAAGAGAGAACTGGGTATCTAACTTAATACTATTAGGAAATGAAAAAGGTAGATTTGATTATCCAGCATTAAGAATGAAAGCACAAGAGTTATATGATTATCATAAACCTGATGTGTGTATCATTGAAAAGAAAGCAAGTGGACAATCATTAATACAAGATTTAAGACGTGCAGGTTTACCTGTACTTGATTATATTCCTGATAGAGATAAGACTGCTAGAGTGTACGCAGCAACACCAATGATGGAAGCAGGACGTGTATGGTTGCCTAAAGGTCATGATTGGAGTGATGACTTATATAGTGAAGCAATTACATTTCCAAATGCACGACATGATGACCAAGTAGATGCAATGACTATGGCAATACACTACATGAAAGAATCATGGAATTTAACTCATCCAGATGACCCTGATTATGAAGAAGGTTATGAAAGAAAAAAAAGGGTTGCATACTGGAAGTTTTAAGTATATAATATTAGAATAATAACTGTGAAAGAAAATTTATGCCAACTGAAAAAAATCCTTTTGATAAGATAAGTTCTAATACTGAGAATGAAGTAGAAGAAATAGAAACAGAGAATCAAGAAATACTTCCTGATGAAAGTGTAGCTATGATGGAAGATGGTTCAGCAGTAGTTGACCTAATGGGTAATCCTGCTATTATGCCTGAAGAAGGTATGCCAGGTGGACATTATGATAATTTAGTTCCAACTCTTGAGGAAGAACAGCTACAAGAGATTGGTGCTGAAGTATATGAAAAGTATCAATCAGATAAAGAATCAAGACAAGAATGGGAAGAAACTTTTCAAAGAGGTTTTGATTTACTAGGACTAAAACTAAAAGAAACTTCAGAACCATTTGAAGGTGCATGTACTGCAGTTCATCCACTCTTAATAGAGTCAGCAGTGAAGTTTCAATCTAAAGCTTCTCAGGAATTATTTCCTGCAGGTGGACCAGTTATGGCTCAGATAATTGGAACTGAGACTGAACAAAAACAACAACAAGCATCTCGTGTAAAACAGTTTATGAATTATCAATTAACTGATATGATGCCTGAATACTTTCATGAGTTTGAAAGAATGTTGTTTCACTTACCTATTATTGGTTCAGCATTTAAAAAAATTTATTATGATTCATCATTAGACAGACCATGTTCAGAGTTTGTTCCTATTGACCAGTTCTATGTGTCTTATCATGCTTCAGATTTAATGAAGGCAGATAGATATACACATGTTATATTACGTAATCCAAATGACTTAGCAAAAGAAATTGCTGCAGGTGTTTATGAAGATTTAGATTTACCTGATGCACAACCAATAGAACAAACATCAATGTCAATGAAAGTTGACGAGATTATGGGCACAGCTATACCTGCTGACTCTGACCCTCAGTACGTTTTATTAGAACAACATTGTTATTTAGATTTAGATGATAGTGGTATTGGTTTACCTTATATTGTTACAGTTGAAGAAAGTTCACAAAAAGTTTTATCTATTAGAAGAAACTATAATGAAGATGACCCTACCAAACAAAAGAAAATGTTCTTTACACATTATAAGTTTGTTCCAGGTTTTGGTTTCTATGGTTTAGGTTTAATACATTTCTTAGGTAATCTTACAATGACTGCAACTGCAGCTATGAGAAACTTAGTTGACTCAGGACAGTTTGCAACATTACCTGCAGGATTTAAAGCTAAAGGTGTTAAAGTTGTAGGTGATAATGAGCCTCTATCTCCTGGTGAGTTTAGAGATGTAGAAGCTACAGGTGTAGATTTAGCTAGAGCAATTGTACCTTTACCTTATAAAGAACCTTCTAATACTTTATATCAGATGTTAGGTTTTGTCGCAGGTGCAGGACAAAAGTTTGCTGATAGTACAGAACAAGTAATTAATGATTCAACTAACTATGGTCCAGTTGGAACAACTATGGCATTGTTAGAAGCTTCAAGTAAATTTTTTAGTGCAATACATAAACGATTACATTATTCACAAAAAGAAGAATTTAAAATATTAGCAAGAATAAACTTTGAGTCATTACCTGACTCATATCCATACGAGGTTCCTGGTGCAAGTCCAACCATATTAAAGATGGACTTTGATGGTAAGATAGATGTCATTCCTGTAAGTGACCCTAACATACCTTCAAGTGCTCATAGATTAATGCTTTCACAGTTGGCTCTTCAGTTAGCCAGTCAAGCACCACCAGGAACTTATAATATACAGGCATTGCATAGAACAATATTACAAGCTGCAAATATGCCTAACTTGGAAGCTATACTTCCACCACAAATACAACCACAGGCACTTGACCCTGTGTCAGATATACAAGCAGCAGTAAAAGGTATGCCAATAGCTGCCTTTCCTGGACAAGACCATATGGCACACATAACAGTTAAGTCTTCATATTTAACTGACCCAATGAATGGTGGTAGTCCTATTATGCAGAAAGTACAACCAGTGCTTGAAGCAAATATAAAAGAACATATGATTATGAGATACCAAGAACAAATTAATGGGATGGTATCAGGAGTAGCTACTGACCCTGCAACATTACAACAAGTTCAGGCTCAAGCTGCACAACAGATTTCACAAGCCAACCAAGTAATGGGTAAAACGGAAACACCTGAACAACAAATGGTTGAGCTTGAGAAAAAGAGATTAGAGATTGAGTCTGAAAAACTTGGTCTTGAGGCTCTACAAGAAGCTGCAAACTTAGCTGTTAAACAAAGAGAACTAACTCTTAAAGAAGAAGACCAAGGTATTAAAGCTTTAAAAGATGGTGCTCAAATAGCAGTTAAAAGAACTGAAGGTGAAAAGAATCGTCAGTCTAAAATTGCAGGTCAAGCAATTAAAACTCTTGGTGACTTAGCTAAAGAAGAAATGAAAGGAGAAGACTAATGAGTGAAATAATTAAAGGTCCTAAACAAGGACAAGGTTATGGTGATTGGTCAAAGATACCTAGCACTGAATATTCAGTTCGTGCTAAAAAAGGTATACTTAGACAAGACCCACCTGATACTTATAAAGTTAAATAATAACTATGATACATAAAATTATTTCTGAGATTGAGAAGGAATTAAATCTGGAAATAAGTCAAATTCAAAAATCATTAGGGGATGGTAATTGTGAAGACTATCCTCGTTATCAACAAATGGTAGGTTCAATTACTGGATTGAATATGGCTATAGCTATAACTAAAAATGTTTATAAAACTATGATTGATGGAGATGAAGATGAGAGTACCTAAACTAGAAAATGCTATTAAGAATAATGAATGGATTGAAGATGCAGAAAAACCTGACCCAGAAGTTTTACCTAGTCTGCCTGGCTACCATGTATTGGTTCGCCCTGTTTCGGTAAAAGGTAAAACTAAAGGTGGTTTATTATTACCTGACTCAGTTAAAAGTGATGTAGCTTATTTAACTACAGTAGGTAAAGTTTTATCAATAGGTGATTTAGCTTATGAAGATAAAGATAAATTTCCAAATGGTAAATGGTGTGACGTAGGAGACTACGTTTGTTATGGAAGACATGTAGGTCAAAAACTATATTATAAAGGTATAAGATTATTATTATTATTTGATGACCAAGTAATGATGAAAGTTGATGACCCTACTAATTTAGATATGACTTATAATCTAGCTAATTAAAATGAAGTATAAATTAAAAGAGGCTTTTTTATCTCATGCAGATGGTCATATAAAAAAACATGTTGCTAATGTTGAAGTGTTATTAAATAATCCTAGAGGTATAGGTGAGCATGGAGATATTATAAGTGAGATTGAAAAAGAACTTGAAGAAGTTGCTAAGTATGAAGACTTAATAACAGTAATGAATAAATATTTTTAAAGGAGGAGCTATGTTATTAACTAAAAATATTGTAAAGTTTTCTGGCTTTTTAGTAAAGATACCAGATTCTATGAAAGGTGTTTGGGACGTTTCTGAAAATCGCTGGGGATATAGGAAGATTAACAATGACTAAATTATGTGCAAGGGGGAAAAATGCTGCGAAACGTAAATTTAAAGTTTATCCTAGTGCGTATGCAAATGCGTATGCTTCTAAAATCTGTGCAGGAAAAATTAAAGACCCTAGTGGTCTCAAGCGAAAAGATTTTAAAGGTCCTAAAAAGAAAATGGCAGGGGGTAAAAGAGTGGGTAAGCCACAAGGTAAAATTGCTAAAGGTTGTGGTGCTGTTATGGCAAATAGACGAAAACGAACTAAAATTACTTAGTGATAAATATAAAAAAGAAAAAGGCAAAAGACCTGAAGAGGTATAGATGAAAAAGAAAAAAGGTGGTGGACTTAAAAAATGGTTTAAAGAAGACTGGGTAGATATATCTACTGGTAAACCATGTGGTCGTAAATCAGCTAGTAAATCAAAAAGAAAGTATCCTGTATGCAGACCAAAGGCAGTTGCTAATAAAATGACTGCAGGACAAAAGTCTGCAGCAGTAAAAAGAAAAAGGGCAAAGACTAATGTAGGACCTAAACCAACTTCTATTAGGTACCCTATTAGTGCAAGTGGACGAAAACAAAAAGTAAAAACAAAAAGGGGATAAAATATGATTGACCCATTCACAGCTTTTGCAGCTTTGAAGGGAGCTACAGAAGCTATATCAAGTGCAATAAAAACTGGAAGAGATTTATCAACTATGTCAAGTTCAGTTGCTAAATGGGCAAAAGCTGAAGCAGGTTTACAAGTTATAACTTCAGAAAAACCTGGAGTTGTTTCTAAATTATTTGGTAAGCTAACTGGTGCTGAACAAAATGCAATTGATGCACATTTTAGAAAAGAAGAAGCAAATAGACTACGTGATGAAATGCGAAGTATGTTTTTACTATATGGGTCTGCTGGTCAATGGGAAAGATTACAAAAAGAAATTGCAGTTGAAAGAAAAAGACAAGCTAATATATTAAAAGAAAAAATAAGAAAACAAAAATTAAAAAAAAATATTATAATAGGAGTAATTGCTGGAATATTAGGATTGGGTATTTTAACAATTGAATTTTATATAATTACCAATCTATAAAGGAGTAAAAATGAAAAAATCTAAAATGGGTTATGCTGGTGGCAAAAAAGTTAAGATGGGTTATGCTGGTGGCAAAAAAGTTAAGATGATGAAAGCTGGTGGTAAAGTTCCACTGATACATGGACCAAAATAAATATGCCTCATCTTATATCCAATATACCTTTTTTTAGGTGTTGGGTAAGGAAGGAGTTTACTCATAATCATCAGGCTTATCATGGGGAATATCTACATGCATTAGCTATTGCAGTTAATTGTATGCCTGATAGATGTCTAAGTTTTCAAGTTGTATTTACAGGTTGTGAAGCTGAAGAACAAAATTTACATGGTGGTGCTATGTGGGCACGTATGCCAATAACAGGTTTGATAGGTGACATACCTTTAGATGAATGGACACCACCTATTGAAACACATTTTGCTCAACCTTGGGATTGTCCTAGTCATAATCATAGTATTATAGTAATGGATAGAATTAGTTCAAGTCCTTGGATGTGTAAAGTAAATGGTGAATTTTATACTGGTAAATATTATTTTACAGTTGATTTCACTGATAGTGCAGTAGCAGATGACCCTGCACAACATAAACAATCACATGTTTTACATTTAACATCTGGTCCATATAAAGGTGCAATGGTAGCTTTACCTAATAATAGAGTTAGAGTTACAAGTCCTGCAATGTGGTCAGCAGGTGAAGGTGCTCCAGACTTTGTGCCTTCTCAATATAAACATACTGCTGAATCTCATGATGACTATATGGATGTAAATAAAACATTTGATAATTTATATAATAAGGATAAATAATGAATAATAAAACATTAAAAGGTGTAATTGCTGGATTAAAAAAAGCATCAAGAACTCATGCAGCACAAGCTAAGAAATTAGAGAAAATGTTAAATAAAAAATAGTGTCTTGTATGTTACACAATACTGTAGTATTATTATAACATTAAACTTTGCGTAATCGTTTGGTTCGCATCAACGGAGATAAAAATGGAAGTAGATAAAAAGGAAGAATGGAGTGACATTGACACTTCACAACCTGAAACTAAAGAAGAAGACAAAGTAGACTTTGAGGTTGAAAACTCTTCAAAACCTGAAAAGGAAGAAAAAGTTGAAGCTGTAGTTGAAGAAAAACCTGTAGCTAAAACTAAAACTGAAACGAAGAAGGAAGATACTCAACCAGAGGAACAACCTGATGAAGCTAAAGACATTGAGTCTGAAAGAGCACAAAAAAGAATACGTCAGTTAGTTCGTCAAAGAAAAGAAAAGGAAGAAGAAGTTGCCAGACTTTTAGCTGATAAACAAGAACTTGAAAAAAGACTTACAGCAAATCAAAGTAATCAATTTGATTTAACTAAGACAAGTCTTGAGTCTCAAGAAAAAGGTTTAGAGAATCAACTTAATCTTGCTAAACAAAATTACTTAGATGCTTTTGAAAAAGATGACAAGAGTCAATTATTAAAAGCACAAGAAGCTTTAAATGAAGCACAGATTAATTTAAATAGTGTAAAAACAAATAAGGTTAATTTTGATAAAGATTACGAGAATTACCAGAACACAGTTAAACAACAGCCTGTTCAACAACCTCAACCTCAACAACCCCAATACGACCCTAAAGCAGTCGCATGGGCAGAAAAGAATGAGTGGTTTGGTCAAGACAAAATGATGACTGCTGCAGCACTAGCCTTAGATGCTCAGTTAAAAGAAGAAGGTTTTGACCCAGCAGATGATGACTTCTATGGAGAAGTTGATACTAGACTTAGAAAAACATTTCCAACTAAGTTTGAAACATCTGAACAGGAAACTCAACAAGTTCGTCAGAAGGCTACGTCAAGTCCTTCCCAAGTGGTAGCAGGAACATCTCGCACTCCTGCTTCTAAAAAAATCAAACTATCTCAAGAAGATGTTAGATTAGCTAATAAATGGAATATACCACTAGACAAGTATGCGAAAGAAAAGTCTAAAATAGAGACTGGAGAAGAGTATACTACAATAACAACACAAATGCGTAGGAGTTAAAAATGGCTATTAATAAAATAAAACGTAATGAAGAAACTAGACAAGCAACATCAAAAGAAGAAAATTATTCATTTGAAGATACTGGTCTATTAGATATACCTCAATCTGTAACTGATAAATTTGCAAATCAAGGCATGTCATTAAGATGGATTAGAATAGATTTAAATGGACAAGATGATTATAAAAATGTTGGTAAAAGACAACGTGAAGGTTGGACATTTGTCACACCTGATGAAGTCCCTGAACTAGGTTCTACAACTGCTATCAAAGAAGGTGGCAGATATAATGGAGTCGTTTCCAGTGGTGATGTGGCATTAGCAAAAATGCCTACAAACAAAATGATAGCTAGGCAAGAGCATTATATAAAAAAGCACCAACAACAAGAAGATTCATTAGATTCTACTTTACGTGCTCAATCTGATTCTCGTATGCCAATAACTAACTCAAGTAAATCAACAGTTACAAAAGGTCGTGAACCTCGTTTTCAACGATAGTTTGTAATATATATTAATAATACTTACGAAGGAGATAACAAATGAGTGCAAGTAAAGCATTATTTGGAATGGTCCCTTTAAGAAAAGTTGGTTCAGATACTAATTCTACTGGTCAATCTCAGTACGCAATTGCTAATGGATTAGCTTCTAATATCTTTCATGGAGACCTCGTAACGATTTCTGCTGGTAATATTACACCAGTAGCAACGACTACTGACTATGCTATAGGTGTTTTTATGGGATGTGAATATACAGACCCTACTACAAAACAACCTACGTTTAGTCGTTACTTTCCTGCAAATACTTCAAGTGCTATTGGCAACCCAGTAGGATTTGTTTCTGATGACCCTTATGGTTCTTTTATGATTCAAGCAGATGCATCAGTTACTGCAGGTGATATTAACTCGCAAAACTTTGCTGTGACTTTAGGTAGTGGTAGCACGATTACTGGTAATTCAGGTTTTGGTATTAAAGCTGCAAGTAGAGCAACTGCAACAAAAGCTGTAAGACCTATAGCATTAATTGATGAACCAGGCAATGCCTTAACAGGTACTGATGGTGCATTCCCTAAACTTGAAGTCAAAATCGTCCAACACTGGATGAAACGTCAGGCAACAGCATAACATAGAAGGAGAAATAATATGGCTATAAATAGAGCAAGTATTGCTAAACAACTTCTTCCAGGACTTAATGCTGTATTTGGTGTTGAGTATGGTGATGTCAATGACGAACATACACCCCTATTTGAAACTGAAAACTCAGATAGGTCTTTTGAAGAAGAAGTGTTATTCACAGGATTTGGCACAGCTCCAGTAAAATCTGAAGGTGCTGCTGTTTCTTTTGATGACGCACAAGAATCGTTCACAGCTAGATATAACCACGAAACAGTGGCTTTAGCTTTTTCAATCACTGAAGAAGCAATGGAAGATAATCTATATGATACTTTCGCTAAAGTTCGTTCTCGTGCACTAGCAAGAGCAATGGCTAACACAAAACAAGTAAAAGCAGCTACAATCTTTAACCAAGGTTTTGTTGCTGGTGACACTGCAATTGGAGATGGTCAAGCATTCTTCTCTGCGTCTCACCCTGTTGTTGGTGGTGGCACACAAAGTAACCTACTAGCTGCAGCAGATTTAGCTGAAGCAGCTTTGGAAACTGCATTAATCGCAATTGATGGAACTAAAGATGACAGAGGTATCTTAATTGGTGCACAAGCTGTATCTTTACATATTCCATCTGACCTAAAATTTACTGCTGATAGGCTTCTAGCTTCTCCAGGTAAAGTTGGGTCTGCAAATAATGACATTAATGCAATCAGAAATATGGGAGTAATTCCTGATGGATATTATGTAAATAGAAGATTTACAAATTCCAACGATTACTTCATTAAAACTGACGTACCTAATGGTACTAAAATGTTTGTTAGAGTTCCTCTACAAACTAAAATGGAACCAGATTTTGATACTGGTAACGTCAGATTTAAAGCAAGAGAAAGATACTCTTTCGGTGTTTCTGACTGGAGAGGATTTTATGGTTCTCAAGGAGCCTAATCCAAATTATATAAGGGGTCTCATTAGAGACCCTTTATACTTTATATAGAAGGAATTATAAATGACAAATTTAAGTACAGTAAGACATGTAACAACTTCAGCAGGAGACTTAACAGCAGTCGCAGTTAGTTTTCCAACAAGAATTAGAGGTTTTAATGTTTTAAATTCAAAAAATGCAGTAGGTACATTTGAGATAAAAGATGGCTTAACAACAGGAGCTACTAAATCAAGAATTAAAATTAATATGGCAGCAGATGGTACATTAGACACTTATTTAGCAGATGAAGGTGTTAGATGCGAAACTGGTGTTGTGGTAAGTGCAAGTGTTAGTGTATATGCTACAATTTACTTTGGATAAATGAAATGGCTAGAAAAGCTAAAAAGAAATCTAAAGGAATGGGAATTAAGACTAGTGTAAAGTCAGGTAATTTTTTACCCACTAGCAAAGGTGCAGGTATGACAAAAAAGGGTGTTGCTGCTTATCGTAGAGCAAACCCAGGTTCTAAATTAAAGACTGCAGTAACTGAATCAAAACCTACAGGGAAAAGAGCAAAGAGAAGAAAATCATTTTGTGCACGTTCAGCAGGACAAGCTAAGATGCATAACATAAGCTGTAAGAAAACTCCAAAGAAAAGAATTTGTGCAGCTCGTAGAAGGTGGAAATGTTAGATGGCAAATTTTACAACTTTAACAACAGAGATAGTAAATACAACTGAGAATGATGCTCAAGAGTTCTTAGACCAAATACCTAACATTGTTAATAGAGCAGAGGAAAGATTAACAGATGAATTAGATGATTATGGTTTAGTAACTTATACATCAGTAGCAGTATCATCAGGTAATAATATTGTTACCTTACCAACTGGTACAAGAATAGTAAAGAATTTTAATGTAGATATTAATGGAGAAAAGACAAGTATATTAGTAAAGACTGATGAATATTTGAGAGATTACTGGTCAGTGTCAGCTTCAACAGGTGAGCCAAAGTATTATGCACATAAAGATAATACAACAATAATGATTGCACCTACACCTTCATCAACAAGTAATGGTGAAGTAGTACATGTAACTAGACCAACAACATTAACGTCAGCTTCACCTGCTAATTATTTTACACAGTTTTGTTATGACGCATTATTTAATGCCTGTATGGTAGAGTCGTACATCTTTATGAAGAACTTTCAGATTGTACCTATGTTTGAACAACGATACCAAACTTCAATACAGACTGTAAGAAACAGAGCCAGAAGATTTAGACGTGATGATATGACAAGACCTGCAAGTCCTGCAGGAGCAGATAACACAGTTATAGATGGGAGTAACTAATGGTTATTAGTAGAAGTTCAATACCACAACAAATAATGAAACCTGGTGTAAAGAAAAAGAAAAAAAGTTTATACAGTAAAGCTAAAGATAAGATAAAAAAATTAGACATAACTAAAAAAATGCCTGAGAGTTTAAAAAAAAATCCTATTCGTAAAGCTTTAAGTAAAGCTGCAAGATTTGGTTTAAGAACTGCAACAGGAAGTAATCCATTAGGAATGGGTTTATTAGTTGGTAGTATGACACTTGATGAATATAATAAACCTGAAAATAAATTAAAAAGATTAAAAAGACAAAAAAAAGTTTTTAAAAAAAGAAGAACTGGGACTGATAGACAAAGAGCAAGACATGGCTCAGGAGTTCTTACTGCTGCTGAAGAAAGAGAACTAGATAGAAAACAAAAAGAACTTGAAGAAGTTGTAAATAAATACATGGGTGGTTCATTAAATACAAGGAGAAAATAATGGTAAAAGAAGTAATTAAAAAAACAATTGGAAAAAAATTTACACAATTAACTCCAGAACAAAGAAAAGAAATAGTTAATCAAGTTAAAAAGATTCCTGAGTTTGCAAAGAAAACTAAAGGTGAAATAAGAAAAATACTTAATAAAGTTTTTACAAAACTACCTACAAGAAGACCTAAGAAAAATGAAAGAGAACCACTCTTTGACCCTTCAGATAGAATCTTAGCTAAAGATGGTGACGTTACTATGGTAAATAGACCTTCAAAACTTAAAGCTGACCCTGAAGCAATGGAAGCACTTGGTGGTTTTAAATTAGTTGGACCTAAATCTGTAAAACAAAATCCTAAAACAGGTAAATTAGAAGAATCACTAGTAACAGGTCGTATGGATAAACCTTCTAGTGATATACCTGTATTTGATGTAGGTAAAGGTATGCCTCAAATGAATAAGGGTGGAAGAGTTCGTAGCTATCGTGGTTATGGAAAAGCAAGGAAAGGATAACTGTATGATTATAAAAGGTGTAGGTAAAGTTACAGAAGCAATGTTTAAAGCTGCTTCTAAAAAAGCTAATAAACTTAAAAAGAAAAAAGATAAACTTGAAAAAGAATCAATTGTAACTGCAAAAAAAGACCCTGCAGTTATAGCTGAACTAAAAAAAATGAAACCAGGTTCAATGCCAGGTATTAAATCTGGAAGTAGAGAATCTGATGCTTTAAAAAATGTTTTGGGTCCAAAAGATTTTACATCTCAAAGTAGTAATACAAGAGGTTTACCAAGATTTACTGGACTACCTAGTAAAAAAGCAGCTTCATCTACAGCTTCTACTAAAAAATTAACTAAACAATTTGTTAAAAAAGAAAGAACTAAAAAAAGATTAATGGAATTAAATAGAAAAAAAAATCTAACTGAAGCTGAGAAGTTAGAGGAAAGAGGATTAAAAAAAGATTTTGGTTCAATTAAAAGTTTACAAAAAGAAACTTCAAAAATAAAAAATACTTTAAATAAAATAAAGAAAAAACTTCCACCAGGTGTTAGAGGTATGGCAGATTTTAGTCCTGAAGAATTAAAAAAAATTACTCAATCTCTTAACAAAAAATCTGGTCGTAGAGTTGGTGATAAAGAACGTAAAAATCTTAAAAGATTAAAAGTTGACCAAAGACCAAAAAAAAGAAAGCAACCAATTGACCCTAGAGATATATTTATAGAAGGACCTAGAACTACAGGTGGTAATAAAGGTGGTTCTAGAAAAGGTAAGGTTATTGAAAGTTTACCTACACCTAGAAGAGGAAATGGTAAACTAAGAGGTATGGGTAAAGCACTACGTGGTGGTGGTAAAGTAAGTAGAGGTTAAATAAATGGCAACTAATAATACGTCAGGCACTTATGACTTTAACTTAGAAATAGGTGACGTTATACAGGAAGCCACTGAGATGATTGGTGGTGAAGTAACTCTTGGTGAAGAACCTAGAAGTGCTAGACGTTCAATTAATCTTATTTTAAATGACTGGCAGAATAGAGGTGTTTGTTTATGGACAACAAATACAACTATTGTGAGTATTGCTGCGAGTACATCTCAAGTAAGTTTAGGTAGTCATGTAAGTGACGTAATGCAAGTTGTTATTAATAGAGATAATACAGATTTAGAAATGACTCGTATATCGTTTGAAGAATATTTAAAAGTTCCTAATAAAGGACAAACAGGTAGACCTTCACAGTACGCAGTTAAAAGATTTGGTGATAATGTACAATTGCATCTATGGTCCTTATCAAATGTTAATACTGATAAACTAAAGATTGAAAAGATTGATTATATGCAGGACGTAAATAAATCTGCAATACAAAATGCAGATATGCCTAGAAGATTTTTACCTGCATTAACAACTGGTCTAGCATATTATATGTCATTAAAAAGACCAGGGATAACTGAAGCAAGGGCAAAGTTTTTAAAAGCTGAGTACGAAGAAAGGCTTGGCTTTGCAATGACTGAAGATAAAGAACGTGCATCACTTTACATTACACCTAAGATGGGTGTAATATAATGGCAGTAGGAAAAAGAGCCAAAGCAGTATGTGACGTATGTGGATTTGTATATCCTCATAATGTTATGAAGTTAAACTCTTATGGCTTATTAGTTTGCCCTACTGATTTTGATGGTGCTTATGATGAAAAGAATCATCCACAAAATAAAGCACCTAATGTAAAAGATGACGAGACAATTAGAAACCCAAGACCTACACAAAGCGAAGCTTTTACAACTTGGGAAAATCAAAATACTAACTGGGAAGCAACTACCCAAGATTGGAACATAGTGAGTAATTTAGATGCCTGATTTAACTGGACAAGAAATATCAAATTCGTATAAACGATTAATGCAAGTAAAGACTTCAGCTAATGAAGGAATTACGACTACTCTAAGGACTATTCAGTCAGGTGACAATGCAGACTCACCTTTACAACTCAACAACTCTACATTAAATGTTAATGGTACTTTTGCAATAGGTGGTGTAAATCTAACTGCAACTGTATCATCTTTAAATGCAACTGCAGATATATCAGGTGGTGAAGGTTATGTAGTTGTATCAGGAACTAATGTTTACAAAAGAAGTTTTTCTGCAGGTAATGGTATTACTATTACTAGTAATGATGGAGTTGCTAGTAATACAGGTATTGCCTTAACAAGTACAATAGCTAATATTCAAAGTTTTGCTGCTTCAGCAGTTTCAGCTAATACATTAAATGTTACAGGAACTATGACAGTTTCTTCAATGAGTGTTACTGATTTTAATGCAGCTACTGTAAGTGCTACTTTATTAAAAGGTAATAATGCAACAATTGTAAGTACAGTATCAGCAGGATTTTTTGTAGGTGATGGTTCAGGTTTAACAAATGTTCCTTCTGCTGAAGGTGGTACAGTAAATGCAGTAGTTGCAGGAACAGGTCTTAATGCAACTGTTAATGGTGCAACATCAACAACTGTAAATACAAGTGGTACTATAAATGTTAATCCTAATCAATCTTTTGGTACAGTTTCAGTTTCAACAGGTTTAGTTGTTCCACAAGGAGCAATAACTTTTTCAGTACCAGTGAGTGGTACTTCAGCAGTCTTTACAGGTAATGTATCAGCAGCAAATGTTTATGCAGGAACAAATGTATTTGTAGGTGGCACAGCAGTACCAACAGCAGCAAATGTAGCTGCAGTATCTGCATTAACTTCAGTTAATAAAGCTGATATCGCTACAAATGTGGCAGCAATCACTTCAGCAAATACAGTCATAGCTGCAGTATCTGCATTAACATCTGTAAATAAAGCAGCTATAACATCTATAAATGGTATTATAGGTGATGGTGGTAATTATGCAACGTCTGCTGAATTAGCTACAGTATCTGCAGCATTAGCAACAAGTATAGGTAATAGTAATACCAATATAGCTGCAGTTTCAGTTTTAACTTCAGTAAATAAAGCTGACATTGCAACAAATGTAGCAGCTATTACTTCAGCCAATACAGTAATAGGTGCAGTTTCTGTACTTACAAAAACAAATTTAGATGCCATTACTTCAATCAATACAGTTGTAGGAAATGTTTCATCAACTCTTGCAACCTCTATAGCAAATTCAAATACTGCAATAGCTGCAGTTTCAGTTTTAACTTCAGTAAATCTTGCAAGAATAGTTGCAACTTCAGCAGCATTAGCAACAAGTATTGGAACAAGATTACCTCTAGCAGGTGGTGCATTAACTGGAATACTTTCAGCAACTGATGTTATATGTAGTGGAGTGGGTGTAGATGTAGATGCCTTATTAGGTAAAGATGTAAGAATTGCAAAAGCTGCAGTAGCTGACATTGTAAGTTTAACTGATGGTGCAAATATATCAGTTGACTTTAACGCAGGTCAAAACTTTGCAGTACAGTTAGCAGGTAATAGAACAATAGATAATCCTACAAATTGTGTCCCTGGACAAACAGGAAGTATATTTGTAATACAAGATGGAACTGGTAGTAGAACTTTATCATATGGGACTAATTATAAGTTTCCTGGAGGGACTGCTCCAACTTTATCAACAGGTGCAAGTGCATGTGACAGAATTGACTACATTACGTTTACGTCAACAAACGTACATGCAGTAGCAACATTGAATGTGAGTACAGCTTAGTGGTTAAAAGAATACCTAGAAAAAAAGGTCAACCTGCTAAAAGTAAAAAACACTCAGACTTATATACTGATGAAGACCCTAAAGGTACAATACATGGTTTGAAGTTTGCAACAGTAGCAGATGCACAAAGGTCAATACGAAAGATAAAAAATTCTACTCGTAAACATAATCATAAAACACAAGCAGCAATTGCAATGGAACAAAGAGCAAAAGTTGCAGGTAAAAATAAAGCAGCATTAGTTTATAGAAGATTTATTGAACAACAAAAAAGAAAGACAAAAACAAGGACAGCTTAATGGCAGTATTTCAAAATAATTTATTAGCAGGTGCAGGTGCACAAAGTAGTGATAGTATCCATACAATAGACCAATCAATTAGGTTTGATGATGCAGCTGAACATTTTATGTATAGTCCTACACCATCTAGTGGTAAAGATTTTTCTACAACCTGCACAATTTCACTTTGGTTTAAAATTGCTAATCTAAAACAAGGTATTTTAGCTGGTTCTTTTTATGGTAGTAATGCACGATATAATTTAATACAGATAACTTCAGATGGTCAATTAAAAGAAAACGATAGAGTAGGTGGAGCTTCAACAGCAACTGGAACTGGTGGTACATCTTGGATAACAACACGAGTCTTCAGAGACCCTTCAGCTTGGTATCACGCAGTGTTTGTATGGGATACAACAAATGCAGTTCAATCGGAACGATTCAGACTATATATTAATGGTGTAAGAGAAACAGACTTTGCAACTGCTCCATCCCTTGGTGCGAGTGAACTTGTTTATTGGTTTGGTAAAAGTTCTTATACTACTTTAGGTGCATACTTTAATGGCACTGGCTATGCAGACACTTTATATTTTGATGGATATATGGCTGAGATGCACGGAATAGATGGAACTGCACTTGACCAAGATAGCTTTGGCGAATTCAATAGTTCAGGTATTTGGATTCCGAAAGAATACACAGGAAGTCACGGAACAGATGGGTTTTATATAAAAGGTGCAGATGCAAGTGACTTAGGAATAAACAGTGCAGCTAATGGAAATGATTTTACATTAAATGCAATTAGTTCACATGACCAAGTTCCCGACTCACCTACGAATAATTTTTGTGTAATGAGTCCTATAGACCAGTCAGGATTTACATTAAGTGAGGGTAACTTAAAAACTGCATATGGGTCAAATAATTCAACTAGTGGAGTTAAAGGAACTGTTGGAATATCAACAGGTAAATGGTATTGGGAAGGTAGAAGAAATTCTGCAAATGTATATCATTGTCAAGTTGCAGTAGCTTCTTCTGAAGTGTCACCAACTAAATTACCCCCTTCAAATACACCTGACAATGGAGGGTCAACAGTAGGGTATTGGGGGACATCTCTTTATAAAGATGGTGTGGCAGTTCAAACAGTAGCTGCATCTGGAAATGGAGATATTATAGGTCTAGCTTTAGATTTAGATTCAAGTCCTAACACAGTTACATTTACAAAAAATGGTAGTGCTTTAGGCACAGCAGTTTCAGTAACAAGTGGTTTTACTTGGACACCTTGTGAAGGTACAAATCCAAGTGGTTATACAGCATCAGTAAATACATCACATAATTTTGGACAAGATGGAACAATGGCAGGAAATATAACTGCTGGTGGTAATAGTGATGCAAATGGAATCGGTGATTTTAAATATAGTGTACCAAGTGGTCATCTTTCGGTATGCACAAAGAATGTAGGGAGTTAATATGGCAGCACCAACAATAACAAACGGACAAGAACATTTCTTTCCGATAATCTACGAAGGCAACGGAGCTGGGCAACGAGTGGGTCGTTTTGTACCTTTTACTGACCAAGCTACTGTTGCTAATAGTTGTTTAATTCAACCAGTTGCACAACGAAGACTTGGCAGAACACCAAGTTCAAATGGTAGTGGTACCATATTAACTTTCTCAGCTTGGGTTAAAAGAGGAAGACTTGGAAGTATTAGTTCAATTTTTATTGCAAATGATTATGCTTCAGTTGGTGAAGCTTTAGAGTTTAACACCAGTAATCAACTAAATTATTATTGTATTAAAAGTTCTCCAGGTTCGTATGATTGGAATTACATCACAAATAGAACTTTTGAAGACACTAGCAAATGGTATCATATTATGGTGGCTAGAGATACTACTGATTCAACACAAGCTGATAGAGTACAAATTTACATTGATGGAGAAAAAGTTACAAGTTGGAATACAGAAACTCAGGCAGGTTCTAATCTAACAGGTTGGATGAATCAAACAACTTATGAAAATAGTTTTGGTAATACTAATAATGCAAGTTATGTAAGAGGCATAGGTTATCTTGCAGAAATGAATATGATAGATGGTCAAGCATTATTACCAGCATCTTTTGGTATTACTGATACTTCAACTGGTAGATGGATTCCAAAAACTGTTGAACCTTTTCCTACAACCACAACTGATATTGCAGTTACTGTTGTAAGTAGTGGTGGTAATAAATATGCTTTAGATGGTGTAACTCAAGGCACAGTTACTTTAATTGAAGGTGCAACTTATAAGTTTGACCAAAGTGATTCTTCAAATTCAGGACATCCATTAAGATTTTCTACAACTTCAGATGGTACACATGGTGGTGGTTCAGAATTTACAAGTGGAGTAACAACAGCAGGAACTCCAGGCTCATCTGGTGCTTATACTCAAATAACAGTTCCAACAGGAACTGCAACATTATATTACTATTGTTCAGTACACTCTGGAATGGGAGGTACTGCAAATACTCAAGACCAATATGGCACAAATGGATTTAGATGTAAGTTCCAAGATAGTTCAGCACTTGGAGATGATACGAGTGGTAAAGGAAATGACCTAACTGCTACAGGAATGTCCACTACAAACCAGACTACGGATAGTCCCACACAGAATCATGCGACATTAAGTCCACATAGTTTATATAAAAGTAGTAACTTTACATTATCAGAGGGTAATTTAAAGGCAACAAGTACATCAGCAGCAGGAACACATAGTGGTCAAGGTGGAATGAGAATACCTAATGGTGGTAAATATTATTGGGAATGTGAGATTGATGCTGGTAAAGATGGAATGGGAATAGGCATAATTCCAGCAGATACTCCAACGACATCAGCTAATCCTTCAACAGCAACACTTTACTTATCTAATGGCTCAATGAGAACGGATGGAAGTAATGCCATAAGTTATGGAAGTGGTGTTAGTAATGGTGATATAATGGGTTTTGCTTTAGATTTATCAAACCCAGCAAATGGTAAACTTTATGTATCTGTAAATGGAACTTATGAAAATAGTGGAAACCCTGTAACAGGAGCTAATCCTGCACCAGCAAATCCATTGATAGGAGACTTTAGAGTTATATATCAAGATGGTTCTAATGGATATACTCCAGTTTATATTTATAACTTTGGACAAAAAAGTTTTAACACAGCACCACCAACTGGATTTTCTGCTTTACAACAGGACAACCTACCAGAAACAGTTAAAGGCATAAGTGGATTAGTGTGGACAAAAAACCGAGATTCTACGGATAATCACATTTTGATGGATTCAAGTAGAGGTGCTGGTCAAAGACTTGAATCAACAGAAACTGGTGCACAAATATTAATAAACAATTCTTTAAATAAATTTTTAGCTGGTGGTCAGCAGATTGGTAGCTATGCTGATATGAATAGAAGTGGTAATTCTTTTGTAAGCTGGAACTGGGTAGCAAATGCAGGAACAACTGCAAGTAACACTGATGGTTCAGTTACATCTACTGTTCAAGCTAATACGACTGCTGGATTTAGTATCGTGCAATTTACTGCACCTAGTGCAGGTAATTTTACAACAGGTCATGGACTATCTTCAACACCTGAATGGGTTATAGTTCGTATGGTAAATGCTACATCTAATTGGGCAGTTTATCATAAATCTGTATATGATGCTTCTGGTAACCAATTTAGTGCAAGTTTAAATAGTAATGCTGCTTACTCTGATTTAGGGTCAGCTATTTGGGGTGCTGGTATGACTTCAAGCACATTAGGATTAACTTCAGATGGTGTTGTAACTGCTGGAGCAGTTTCACTAGCTTATGCTTGGCACTCTGTAGATGGCTTTAGTAAATTTGGAAAATACACTGGAAACGGAAGCACAAATGGTCCGTTTGGGTACACAGGATTTAGACCAGCTTGGTTTTTAGTAAAAAGAATTGATACAGCAAATGATTGGCAGTTATTTGATTCTGCAAGAAATCCATTTAATCCAGTAGACAGAAGACTTTATCCAAATTTAACTAATGTAGAGGCAGTTGGTAGTACATCAGATATTTTTGATTTTACAGCAAATGGATTTAAAGTTAGAGAAGATAATGCAGCTATTAATGCAAGTGGTGGAACATACATCTACATGGCATTTGCTGAACATCCATTTGTTGGAGATGGCACAAGTCCTGTAACTGCACGATAGGGTTGTATTTAAATAACTAATAGTTTATAATATTAATTAACACAATAACATAAGGAGAAATATAATGTGGGCAAAAGTAAAAGCTGACCAAGTTATTGAAATCTTCAGTGGTGCTAAAGCTATAACTGATAATAATGGTATTCAGCATCCTGCAAGTATATTTAGTAATTGGTCAAAAGCAGAATTAGCTAATATTGGTTTTTATCCAGTAACTCAGGCAACACCTGCTGATAATAGATTTTATAGAAATGGAGCTGCAAGTTATAGCTTTAGTAATGGAGTCGTTACTGAAACTATGAGTTCAACTGCACATGAAATAGCTGACGTTACAGTTACAGATGAAGATGGTAACGTAGTTAATGATAGTGAAGGTAATCCAACAATACAAACTGGTTTAATATCTCAATATAAAATGGATATTGATAAACTTGCTTATGATTTATTACAACCATCAGACTGGATGGTGGTAAGAGAAATGGAAACTGGGGTATCAGTACCAGATACATGGTCAACGTATAGAGCAGGTGTACGAACTAAAGCTGCAGAGATGAAAACTGCAGTATCTGCTGTAACTTCAGTAGGTGCATTAAAAGATTTACATGTAGTTTATACACAAGTAACTGCAGAAGATAATACTGTTTCAACAACAATAGCAAGTGGAATATTATATAATTTTGGTGAACCACCAACAGAATAGGGGAAAATTAAATGGCAACATTTACGTCAAGGATTAGACTTGAGAAGCAAGATAATGGAGCAAACTCAGGAACATGGGGTACTGTACTTAATCAAAACGTAATTGATTTGGTTGATGATGCAGTTGCAGGTTATACGATTGTTTCATGTAGTTCAGCAATAACATTATCATCTAATAATGGTTCTGCTGACCAATCTCGTAGTGCAATTCTTGAACTTCAAGGAACATTAACATCTAGTGTTGACATTACAATTCCTTCAGTATCTAAGATTTATTTTGTAAAAAATAATACTTCAGGTTCACATGCCATTACATTAAAAACTGCAGCAACAACTGCAAAAACTACAGTTACTCAAGGTGGTACTGGTCCATTTATTTGTGATGGTACAAATGTATTTACTGGAGCTGACACTACAGGTTTAGGTTTAGGTACAGCAGCTACATTAGACTTTGGTACTGGTGATGCAAATTTAATACCAGTATCAAGTGCAGATATAAGATATATACCCACTTCAACTTCTTCAACTATTAGTTCTAATAAAGTATTTAGTGGTACTGTTATTACTTCAGGAACAAATACATTTACTTCAACCACTACCCAATCAGGTAAGGCAGTATTTACTGCTGAAGTATCAGCAGCTTCATCAGCAACTTTTTCAGGTGCAGTAGGAACTCCTGAAGTTTCAATTGCAAGTGCAACTTCAATGAATGTAGATTTCTCAGCAGGAAATAATTTTGCTATTACATTAGGAACAAATGCTACACTTGCTGGAGCAGTTAATGGTAAGGTAGGTCAATCAGGTACAATAACAATAACACAAGATGGTACAGGAAGTAGAACATTATCTTATGGAGCTGCTTATAATTTTCCAAGTGGAACAGCACCTACACTTTCAACTGCTGCTGCTGCAAAAGATATTATAGTTTATAAAGTAAGAGAAGTTTCATCTGTAGATTGTGCCAGTATTCTTAATCTTTCATAGGGGATTCTATGTCAACAGAAACACAGCTTCAACTACTTAAACTTGACTTTGCTCCAGGCTTTCATAGAGAGTCAACTCAATATGCAGAACAAGGTAAGTGGTTTGATGGTAATAGAGTTAGATTTAGAGCAGGTAAACCTGAAAATATAGGTGGTTGGAACTTTAAAGTAAGTTCTCATTTTGAAGGAACTGGTAGAGATTTAATTAGTTGGACTGATAATGATACATTAAAGAGGGCAGCTTTTGGAACTGAATCAAAACTTTACACTTATTTTGGTGGTGTTAATTATGACATTACTCCTATTACCTCAACAGTTACTGTAACAAATAAATTAACAACTGCAGCAGGTAGTACAAAAGTTTTAGTAAGTACAACTAATAATTTATCTACTGGAGACTTTGTAGAATTTACATCAATGGCAGCAACTATTGGTGGTAATGTATTTTTTACAAGTGGTAGTGATTTTAAAGTTAGTGTTATTGATAGTAATTCATTTGAAGTATTATCATCAACAACTGCAGCAGCTACATCAGCAGCAACTGGTGAAGTAACAATAAATTTTTTATTACCAGTAGGTACATCAACAGCAGTTACAGGTTTAGGTTGGAATGCAGGTTATTATGGTCAAGGTGGTTATGGAGAACCAAAGACTCAATCAGATATAACTATATTACCAAGACAGTGGACATTAGATACATGGGGTGAAGATTTAGTTGCAGGTTTAAGAGGTGGACGTGTTTATTATTGGGAAACTTCTATAGGTATTAACCAAAGAATAATTGAAGTAAGTGCAGCACCAAGTGTAAGTAATACATTAATTGTTTCTCAAGAAGATAGACATTTAATTTGCATGGGAACAAATGAATTTACAGGTGGTGCATTTAATCCATTATTAGTTAGATGGTCAAATCAAAATGATTTTAATAATTGGACACCTTCAGTAAGTTCAACTTCAGGTGAAGCTATATTAGGTTCAGGAAATAGAATTGTAGCAGCAGCTCGTAGTAGAAATAATATAATTATTTTAACTGATAAGTCTGCACATACTATGCAATTTATTGGACCACCATTTACGTTTGGTTTTAATGAGATAGGTACAAACTGTGGTGCAGTAGGTTTACATGCAGCTAAAGATTTTGATGGTAGAGTTTATTGGATGGGTACTGCAAACTTTTATGTGTTTGATGGTACAGTTAAAAATTTACCTTGTACAGTAAGACGATTTGTTTTTGACGATATTAATTTAGACCAATCAGATAAAATATTTGCAGGTGTTAATTCACAGTTTAAAGAGATAACATGGTTGTACTGTTCTAAAAATTCTACTGAATGTGATAGGTACGTAACCTTTAATCCAAATGAAAACTATTGGGTATATGGTTCAACTCACTTTACAACTTTTGAAGATAAGGGTGTATTTGCTAATACAATCACAACTGGTCGTGAAGATGATGGTGATTCATACTTATATGATAATGAACCTGAAGGTATTTATACTGCAAATGGAAATGGTATTGAATCATTTGTAGAGTCAGCAGATTTTGATATGTCTCAAGGTAATGAGATAATGTTTATAGATAGAATGGTTCCTGACTTTACATTAAACAATGAAGTATCAGGAACATCTGGACAACTTAATGTACAGTTTACTACTAAGAGATATCCAGATGCAAATGAATCAACAACAAAAGGACCTTTTATTATACAACCAAATACTGAAAAGGTTTCAATGAGAGCCAGAGGAAGACAAGCAAAAATAAGAGTGGCAACTTCAACAACAGGCACAAGTTGGAGATATGGTACAGTAAGGCTTGATATAGGCTCAGATGGGATGAGATAATGTCTACAAATAAAGCTACAGTTTTTCCTGAATTAATAGACACGTTTGGAATATTAACGACACGAGAACAAAAAATTTTATTTGATATTATAAAACAATGGGCAGATTCTTTAACAACTGAATTAACCTCACAGATTATTCAGGAACAAGCTAGAGAATCAATAAGAGTTGCAAGAGTGGTTAATACAGCAAATGTACCTAACCCTCAAGCAGGTGATATAAGATTTAACATTTCAACTTCAAAGTTCCAGGGATATACTGGAAGTGCATGGGTTGATTTTCATTAGGAGTAATTATGGGAGCAGGTGGTAGACAAAACTACGCACAAAATGCATTAGCCACATTATTTACAGAACAGTTTAGAAATCAAGGAGCTATTGGTCCTAATGATAATCCACGAAATTTACAAGAGTTAACTGATGCTATGGCTAACAATAAATCTAGGCAAGAAGGATTAACACCTAATCAAGAATTAGTTGAGCAATATACTCCTCAAAGAACATCTACTAAAGATACAGTTCAAGATGTTTTAAAAAGATATACTGAAGGAACTGGTGTAGTACCTACTTCACAATCAGCAGGACTACAAGGAATACTAGATAAGATAGCTGCAGAGAAAGAAGCATTAAAAGATTTAACTGTAACTGAAACATCTACAAGAATGGTTCCACAATATGAAGTGACTTATCCTACCACAAGTCCATATCAACAACAAAGAGCACCAACAATGACTACCTCATTACCACAGGGGGCTGTTCTGACAAGAGGAGCTTATGGTCAAGAATTTCTTCAAGCTCCAATGCAATCGTCAGGCTTGTACCAACAAAATACAAACCCACAATATAGACGAGTAGGTAGTAAACAAATTACAGACACAAATGTAAGACCTGCAATAGCTGGTGATTCAGTATTTGATAAACAACAAAAATTAATAAATGCTCTACAAGGACAGTACGATACAAGAAATAAATATACTTCACCAAGTTCTACAGGTATTCAAAGTTTAATAGCTGAACCTATTGTAAATCAGTCACAAACAGGATATAATAATATAAACGAAATTATGAGAAGGTATATAGGATAATGATGCAAAATAAAATGACAGCTCCACCATTACAAGGAATATCTAACTTGATGAAGATGCAAGGTAGAATGGGTGACACTGAATTAGTGCATATGAGTCCTATGGAAGTTAAAGGTTTATCTTCATTGGGTAGACTAACTCGTAATCCTGACACAGGTTTACCTGAAGCATTTAGCATTGGTGGATTTTTTAGAGATATTGTAGCTCCTACAGCATTAGCTGCAATTCCAGTTGTAGGTCCATATGCTTCAGCAGGTTATCAAATGGCTAAGACTGGTGCAATGGGTGGTAGTTTTATTGATGCAGCTACAGCAGGTTTAATGAGTTTTGCAGGTGGTAAATTAGGTGGAAAAATAGCAGAAGGTTTAACCACTGCAACAGGTGCTGCAGCAGATGCAGGTTCAGGAGCTGCTGCTGATGCATTAACAACAATGCCTGATATTGGACAACAAGCATTTGATTCTGCAGTAACTCAACAAATTCCTTTAGGAGATGTTACAACAACAGGAGCACCAAGTTTCATGAGGGCAGCAGCAGATAGTGCAGCAGGAAGAGTTGCACAAGGTTCAACTGCTATTGCAGATAGGATAGGAAGTGGTTTATCATCACTATCAGATATGAGTTTGGGAGATATTGCTTCTAATTTAATTCCTAAAACACCTAAAGATATAGGTGAAGCATTAGGAAGAACAATAGGTTCAGCTTCAGCAGATGCTATGTTACAAGATAAACTACAATCAGAAAATATTCCAAAAGAAGTTAAAGATGCTGAAACAGTTCAACAAGAATTTTCAACAGGTAAACTACAAAACATGAACCCTCAATATGCAGATAAAGATTTGTCTGCCTCACGAATCGTAGGTGCAATGCAAGGAACTCAAGCACCTTTACAATTTACTGACCCTAGTTATTCACCTGCAGTGACAGGTAATTTAAGTTCAATACTAGGTGCCAAGAATGGAGGTGCTATGTCTAATCTGAAGGAGAGAGCAATGGGCAGCCAAAGTAAAGGTCTAGCAGATGCGTTAGAATCTATTACTGAAGGTGCTGAAGACATTGTAGACATGGGGGGAGGGCAGGTTTATTTTGAAGGTATGGTAAAAGGTGATGGTGATGGTATGTCAGATGAAATACCTTTTAGTATTGAAGGACAACAACCTGCTTTATTAAGTAGAGACGAATACGTGTTACCTGCTGACGTTGTATCAGCTTTAGGTAATGGTTCATCTAATGCAGGTGCAGATATGTTAGATAAGTTTATGACTGACGTTAGAGAAAAAACTATGGGGAGAGAAAGACAGATTAACCAAATAGGATAGGAGTAATAATGAAAGTCGTGCCTGTTGAACCCATAGGTGTAGAATTATTTTGGAATAAGATTGAACCATTAGTTAAAAAATCAGTAACATATTCAGGTGGTAGACATACAGTAGCCACAACAAAGTTTCTTTTAGAAAAGGGTATGATGGATTTATTTATTGTATTTAAAACTGTAAAAGATATTGAAGCGATTATTGTTACACAAAAATCTATATATCCTGCTAAAACAATGATGACTGTTGTATTATGTGGTGGTAAAAATATGAATAAATGGGCAGGAGAAGGAATTAAAACAATCATGGAACATGCAAAAACAAATGATTGTACTGGAGTTGAAGTCATGGGTAGACCAGGATGGAGAAAAATATTTAAACAACATGTAAAGTATAAGGAAAGCTATGTCACTTTTGAAACACATTTCTAATTTTTTAATAGAAAAAGTATTACCAATTAAATTTAAAGTTTGGTTACTGGACAGACTTGCGTGTGATATTGCCAATCAAGGTGAAGATGGTGATACTGAACTTGCACATATTAATTCCTATGAAGCTAAACTATTAAGGTCAGTTGGTGGTTCAGGCACATTAAATAGTAAGACAGGTCTAAAACAATATGGTGGTGGTGGTAGTAAATCTGCTCCAGCTCCTGCATCTACATCTACAGTTGTAGAAAAAGCAGAGTTTCCTCCTGAACTCAGACCATTTATTACTGACATACTTGAGAAAGCTCAAGCTCAAGAACAGGCAAGACTTGCAGTAGGTTATCCAGTATACCCTGGTCCACGTATCGCCCAGTTTACTCCTGAAGAAAAAGCAGCTCAAGCAGGTATAGTTAGCTTGGTAGGTTCACAAGAACCAACATTTGATATAGCTAAAGGGTTAACTGCTGCAGGTACAGGTGCAGCTACAGCAGAAACTATAGGGAAACGTATGTCTCCATATATGCAACAAGTTGTAGATATAGAAAAGAGAGAAGCTGAACGTGCTGCAGAAGGACGTAGACAACAACTAGCTGCTCAAGCTGTAGGTTCAAGAGGATTTGGTGGTTCAAGAGAGGCATTCATACAGTCTGAACTGGACAGAAACTTACAACAACAATTAGGTGATATACAAGCTAGAGGACAACAAGCAGCTTTTCAACAGGCACAACAAGCATTTGAACAACAGAAACAAAGACAACTTGCTGGTGGGCAACAGATGGCAGGTATGGCTCCAATACAATCAGGTGTACAATTTAAAGAACTTGGTGCACTTGCAGGTATTGGTGAACAACAAAGACAACAACAACAAAGAGCATTAGACTTAGGATTCCAACAGTTTAGAGAAGAACAAACATTCCCTGAAGCTAGTCTACAACAATATCAATCTATCATTCGTGGGTTCCCACTACAACCAACAACTACGCAAACTCAGCAATCAATACTACCTACACCTTCATTAGGACAACAACTAATAGGTATGGGCACTGGTGCATTAGGTCTCGCAGGTGCAGCTAAAACTTTATTTAAAGAAGGTGGAACACTCAAACAGATACCTGAGGGTAATGAAGGTTTAAAAGCATTAGCTAAAGAGTCTCCAAATACTGTTGAGAAAATGGGATTTAAACCAATGAAATCAGGTAAGAGACCAAAGATAACTAAAAAACAAAATAAGATGTACAAAGAAATGTTGTACGCAATGTTATCAGATAATAAAAGAGAAGACATGAATGGTGACATAAGTGAGATAGCTGACATCATGAAAGAAAAAGGCATTGCTACATTGTCTCAAGATGGTGGTGTTGTTAAGTTACAACCTGGTGGGCAAATACCTACAGCTCCTAGTGTTCCAATATATGGAGATATTACAAGTTTTGAAATTGAAGATTTATTAAAAAGAGCCAAAGCTAGGTCTACAAGAGCAGACGAACTAGGTATGGTTATGTCTGATGAAGAAAGACAAAAACAAATTGAAGAAGATAAATCTGCAGCTAAACTTAGAGCCTATATGCAACTTGCACAATTAGGTGGAGATGTACTCGCTGCTGACCCAAGTAGAGGTACATTAGCTGCAGTAGGTTCTGCTGCTTCTAAAGCTGCTCCAGGATTTATGGAAGCTGCTAAAGAATTTAAAGATGTAGATAGAAAAGCTAGAAAAGAAAAATTAGATGAAACACTAAAACAAATTACTGTTGAAAGTACACTTGATAAAGATGTTCTTGATATTCTTAAAACTGATGCTGATTATAAAGCTGCTATTAAAAAAGCAGGTGATTTAGGTTTAAGTATTGTTGGAGATGTTAAAAGAGTTACTGATATAGTTAAAGGAAATTTATCAGGTACTGACCAACAAGTATTAGATGCTAATTCTGTATTAGAAACAACTCAAGGTAAAAAGACTTTAACACAGATAACTAAAATTGCTTCAGTAAATGCATTAAGAAAACTTCAAGAAATGAATAGAAAAGGTCAGTTAATAGGAACAGACAATGAAACAGAATTTAATAATTTATTAATTGATGAAGTTAATATGTTAGGTGTAGGTGGTCTTGAAAATTTAAAAGAAGGTGGTTTAGTTCCTGCAACTAAAGAACAAAAAACTGTATCACAAATATTAGACGAGATAGAATAGTGCAATGGCAATTAGTATTGACTCACAATCATTCAGAGAAACTGCAGAAAAAATTGAAGAACTGCAAAGTAAGGGAGCTTTAGATTCTGTTAAAGCTAAACAGCTTATTGAAGAACAAGGTTTTGACCCTATTGAATTTAAAGAAACTTATAATAAATACTCAGGTTTAACTCAAGAGGAAAAAGATAAAGCTGCAGAGATAACTGGTTTAGGTATTATTGATGCACCTATAAGAGTAGCAGGTAGAGCATTTGGTGAAGCTGGTAGAGATATTGCAAGTTTTTCTGCAGACGTAGCACCTAATTTAACTAAAAAGATTTCAGATAATTTTTCAGTAGTATCTGATGCAGTAGGTCAATATGTACCTGAAAGTGTAAAAGAATTTTCAGATGAGTTGTTTGACCCTTATCATGGTGATGGTGTATATGGAACTGCTGAAGGAGCTATAGGTAATATTGCCTCTTACTTTGTACCTGCAACAGGTATACTCAAAGCAACAAGAGGAGCACATACATTAGCTAAAGGTAATAGGTTTCTAAACTCAGGTCTAAAACAAGCATCAAATCTATTGGGTGCTAAAGGTCGTAAAGCTACAAAGGTAGCAGGTTTTTTAACAACTGGTGCAGCAGCAGCTACAATAGCTGAAGACCCTTCAGAAAATATAGTAAATACCTTACGAGAACAATTCCCTGAATCAACACAAATATTAGAAGGTCTTAGTGTCAACCCTGAAGATACAAGGTTGCAACAAAGACTTAATGCCTTTGTAAATAATTTAGGTTTTGAAGTTGCAGCAGTAGGTGGTATAGCAGGTTTAATAAAAGGATATAATAAAGTTAAACCTTTAGGTAGAAAGTTTGAACAATTGTTTTCTTCTACAAGAGGTATGTCAGATAAAGCTCAAGAATTATTTTTAGGTTCAGATGCAGCAGTAAGTAATGCTTTTAAAGAAGCAACTGTTGATGCTAAAAAATTATCTAAGGTAATGAAAAAGAATAACATGAAAGACCCTGCTCAAGTTCAACTTGTTAATGATGCACTTCAAGGTGATTCAGTTGCATTAAAAAATATACCTACTGATGTTAAAGAAGTTGTTACTGAAATGAGAAATAATATAGATGAGTTATCAAGATTTTTTATTAAGAATGAGAGATTGTCCAAACAACTTGCAACTACAGTAGATAATAATTTAAATACATATATAACTAAAAGTTATCAAGCTTTTGAAGACCCTAAATATCTACAGGATATGTCAGATGCTATTAGAAGAAATAAAAAAAATATTTCAATGGGTAGACTTGACCAGATAACAGATGAAGGTCTAAAGAAAATGACAAACTATTTAGTAGATGATATTGGTTTAGAACCTAACCAAGCTTTTAATGCACTAAAGAATAGTGTTCAAAATTTAAGTCCTGAAGAAACTGGTAATTTTTTACTTGACCTCGCTAATAAAAATAAAGGTGGACAAGGTACAACAGGAGCATTGAAAAAAAGACAGCTCATACCTGACCCTGTTAAAGCTTTTTTAGGTGAGATAAAAGACCCTACTTTTAATTATGTAAACTCTTATAAAAAATTAGCTGCCTATAAAGCTGAAGTAAATTTTTTAGAGGGATTAAAAAAGGACATGTTAAATAGTGGAGCTGCAGTTAATATAGCTAAAGCTAAAGGTCAAGACATAACTAATGTTCCTGATGCTTTTGTTAAAGCTGAAGACATAGTAGATGAAAGATTAAGTAAAGTATTTGGTGGTGGGGTAGTTAGAAAAGATGCAGTTAAAAATCCATTAAGTGATTTATATATTGACCCTAGTTATGCTAAAACTTTAAGAGAGGGTATAGATGGAATGAATCCTGCAAGTAGTTCTTTTTTTAAATATGCTTGGATTCCATTAAAGACAGGTTCACAAATAGCTGTTACTGTATTTAATCCTATTACTCATGCAAGAAATGTTTTAGGTAACGTAGTATTTATGACAAGTAATGGTATGTCTCCTATTAATGGTGGTGCTTTTGATGCATCTAAATTTGTAGTAGATAAATTATTTGGATTAAATAATAAAGAACTTACACAACAATTTAATAAATATAAATCTTTAGGCATAACTGGTACAGATATTGCATCTGAAACAATAAGAAAAAATTTAAAAGATATAACTTTAAATACACCTGAAGTTAAAAAAAATATTATAGATAATTTATATAAAAAACTTCCTCAGAATATAACTAAGTATACAACAAAACCTTTAGGTAAAGCTGCAAAAAAAGCAATAGATAAAGTTATTGATGTGTACCAACTTGAAGATGATGTATTTAAAATAATGCACTTTGAAGGAAGTAAAAAATATTTAAAAGAAGCATTTCCTAATTTAGCAGATGATGCTCTTGAAAGTATGGCAGCTCAAAGAACAAGAGACTTAATGCCTAACTATAAAATAGCTCCTGCATTTATTAAAAGTTTAAGATATATGCCTATAGGTGACTTTGCTACATTTGCTGCTGAATCTGCAAGAGTGGCTAAAAATTTAGTTAAGTATACAGTTAAAGATGCATTGAGTGGTAATGCTACATTAAGTGCTGCAGCAGCTAAAAGATTAGCAGGTATGACTGCAGCAGGTGTAGGTGCAGATTATCTATCTGAACAATCTAAAATGTTTTTAGGTATATCAGATAAAGAAGAAGAAGCATTAAAAACTATTGGACCAGATTGGGAATACTTTGCACCTCAAATATATTTAGATAAAAAGAAAGTTGGTGGAAAAAAAGTATATGATACATTGTCAATGGCAAGTCTTGACCCTTTTGCTTTTCCTAAGACTGCAGCAAAGGCAACTCATAGAATGTTCTTTGACCCTAAAATAAGTGAACAACTTCTTTCAGGAGATATAGATAAAACATTACAACCTGAATTATTTAAAGTAGGTAATGCACTTTTTGATGGTTTACTAGGTCCTTTCATTGGAACATCATTAGCTACAGATGCTTTATTAGATGCAGCAGTTGGTCTAAAAGAAGATAAACCTTTTGGTGAAGTAGCAACTAAATTTATAGGAGATACACTGACACCTGCAGGTCTTGACTTTTATAGAAAAAGAAAGCAGTATGAATTAGAACTTGCAGCAAAAGATAAAGAACTAGCTGATAAAGGTTATCCATCTTACACTTTGTTTTCTGAAAGAACAAAAGGTATTCCAGGCGAAGCTGACTATGGTGCTTTGTTAGGTGTTAAAACAAGAAGAATAGATATTGATTCCAGTGTTCCTTATAACATGGGTTATAGACTTAAAAATATGAATAGAGGTAAAGCATTATCAAGAGTTATGAAAGGAGACTTACCTTTTAGTGTTGATATTAAAAAAAGAATAAGAGAAAAAACACCTATAGCTTTGAACCAAATTAATGATAATGATTTTGTTGAAGCTAAAAAAACAGATGAAAAAACTAAATTAAGATTAGAACAAGAATTAAGAATGTATATTAATGCTTACAGAGATTTAGGTTATAGTGACAAAGATATAACTAAAGCAATGAGAAGATTAAAAATATCTAAAGAAGGTTTACAAACATTAGATGCTATACAAAAAAATAAACACATACCTACTGATATAACTAAATCTGATTTAGAAAATTTTTATAGAGGATTAAAACAAAAAGGTGTATCTTTTCCTTTAGGTAAGATAAGAGAAATAAATAAAAAATTAGTGGGTCAAAAGATTGACGAAGAATTATTTAAAACAATAAGAAGAGTAGGAGAAAAATAATGAACAGTAGAGATTCATTGGAAGCAAGACTAGCTGCACTTGAAGCACGTAATGAGGAACAACACAAAGAGGTTGCCAATAAACTAGAAGTTGCTTTTGAATTAATTAATAAACAGACAGAGATTATATCAGGACTCAGAGCAGATATTGCTAGAGGTTCAGGTGCTATTAAGATGTTGTTTATTGTAGGTGCTGCATTAGGTTTAATATATACATGGATTAAGATGATATGAGTTTAGTTAATTTAACTGACTCAGCTAAGAAACATTTAAAAAAATTAGCACAAGACAATAATAAAAAATATGTTCGTCTAGAAGTTAAGGGTGGTGGTTGTGCAGGTTTTAAATATGATTGGTCATTTGATGACTACATACAAGACAGTGATGACTTTATAGAGTTAGATGGCTTTACATTATTAATAGATAAATCTAGTTTATTTTATTTAATGGGAATGACTATTGAATATAAGAAAGAAATATTTGGTAGCTTCTTAGAACTAAAGAATCCTAATGCAACAAGTAGTTGTGGATGTGGAGAAAGTTTTGGAGTATGACATATAGTAAAGAATTATTAGAACATTATGAGAACCCTAGAAATGTAGGGTCAATGGATAAAGAAGATAAAGATGTAGGTACTGGACTTGTTGGAGCACCTGCCTGTGGTGACGTAATGAAGTTACAAATTAAAGTAGGTGATGAAGGTGTTATAAAAGATGCTAAGTTTAAAACATTTGGATGTGGTTCAGCTATTGCATCTAGTTCATTGATTACTGAATGGGTTAAGGGTAAGAAGATTGATGAAGCTAATAAGATAAAGAACACAGAGATAGCTAATCATTTAGCTTTACCTCCAGTAAAAATACATTGTTCAGTTCTAGCTGAAGACGCAATCAAAGCTGCAATCTCAAACTATAAAAAAAAGAATGAAAGTAAAAACTTATTGTAGAATAATTATATTTTTATTTATTGTGGAAATATTTATGCACATTGCTGAGATAGCATTTGATATAGAAGCACATTATAATTTAACAGGTATGTTATACAAGTAGCCAACTGTGAAAATTGGACAAAAAAATACCCCTAGTTATTAAGTTAGCTAGGGGTTTTTTATTTATTTAATTTCTTTTTTTATTGAAGCGATATCTTCTTCTACTTGTTTTATTTCGTTAATATAATGGTCTCTCATTTCTTTAAGACTTTCTAATTTATTTTTATAGTTCTTCATTCTATATTCATTATAGACTTTATCAGATATGACCATTAAATTTGGTCTCATCATATTAAACATGTCATTTACTAATAACATAATATTTTCTCCTTTAGTTAATTATCCCTATATAGGCAATAATGTTGTTGTTAAACTAGGTTTAAGCCACACCTAATTAAAGCATATGGCTTATACCAAAAAAGATAATGCTAATTACTTTTCAGCACAAGCATATGAATTGATTTCTAAACCCACAGAAATTTCTGCGATAATAGGTTTTGTCCATACAGTCATATTATTTCTCCTTCCATGTTTTAATTCCTTTCTCAGCACCTCTGCTTATGATATAGCCACCAATACCAATCTGTAATAAATCAAATAACTTCATGATAACTTGGTCAGATAAATTCTCTGGGTGTACACCAAACCAATACATAAACAAAAGCATCAAGAAAGATAGCATTGTTAAAGGTCTCCAATTACGTTGTAACCAACCTTCACCTTTAGCTTCAGCAACCACTACAGATGCAGCAGCTTTTTCTATATCTGCTGAGTGCGTAACTAGTGCTTTATTTAATTCTGATTGAGCCTTTGCTTGAGCAGCTTTATCAGGAATTATTCTATCAATTACTTTACCTAATATAGGTGCAATCATTGGTAATAACATAATATTTCTCCTATTTATATGTATTATAACTCAATTTTATTTAAAAGAAAAGAGTTAAATTATTATTTTTGTTCATCCTACATTTACCTTCAAGGCAAACTAAGTCGTTGGTTTCATTAATCTTTTCATAAGTCTTATGAAGAGGACTTGTATAAAAATAGAATGAACCTTCCTGCATAGGTATATAATATTTTTTAGTAGCAGGTCTATTGTAATAAAATAAACCTGAACTAGAATTACCTACATGTATAGGTAACACAAAATAGCTATTAGCATTATGGTTTAGATTATAATACGTTCCATCCTCTTGTATAATTTCAAAAGCAGGTGATGAATATGTATCATCAAATGATAATTCCTCTACATATAAATTATTTAACATCTGTTTTATTTTAAATAATAAAGATGGAAACTTTTCAAATACAATAGGATTGTTTGTAAGACATTTATTTTTATAAGTATCTTCAGTATCTGTATCTTCTTTTCCTGAACCTAATGATAATCTATTAGAATATTTTGACCAAGAATCTTTTAAATCCAATACTGATTTATAGATTGTTTTACAATCTGTATCTTCTATAAAATCTTTAATCGTTATTGAAGAGAGTATTTTCATATTTAGGATGTTCCTTTCTACCACCAGTTTTCCACAACTCAGAAACAAGAGTACCCTCACCATATAGTTCCATATGCATGTCAACATCTTGTCTTTGAAATAATTTCTCACAGTCTTGTGCCATAGCTAGTAGCTCACCTGTAGTCCAGAACTTTTTATTATTTGTAGTAACGTGTAAGTATTTACCTTTACCTGTTGAACTATCAACTGCATCTTTATCTTTAGGTTCATCCATTGAACAATCAAAACCATATAGTTTAAAGTTTCTAAATCCTAACGTATGTCCAACACTAATGGCTCTCATAGCTGCACAAGTACCACCAGTTAATAGAACTGTATCATCAGGTATACCTAAGTCTTTTGGTATAGTAACTTTATTATCTGTATTCTGTTCAACAATAGCATCTGAGTAAGCATTCCAACCTATTATCTTAGCACTCTTATCTTTTAAGAAATCTACAACTGAGGTATCAGTCATAGATGATACAAAGAATATAGTCTCTTTAGGTATCTCTTTAAATAATTCTTTACGAACAATACCATGTGTACTTGTACCTTCAATAGGTCTAGGGTCAAGTATGTTACATGCCCAAGGAACTATACCTTCTTTCAAAAGCATAGGTAGTGAATGTTTAACACACATGATTTTGTCTTTAGTTGATTTAAGATAGTCTCTATAATTTAAAAAGGAACTACCACCTGAAACTATATTAAGTATCTCTCCATGTGGTCTTGACTTAGTTAGCCATTTATTAATTGACTGCACATTATTTTTTATATTGTTTCTAATATAATCAGTAGGCATACAGTCTTTTGGTTTAACAATTATTGGAACGTGATTGAAACTTTCAGGGAGTTTATCAAGACTAGATTTATGAAGAACGACAGCAAGATGAGTAACACCACCACCTGCCACTGGGTCACTAGATGGAAGAACTTTCCTGCGTAGCTTTTTATCAAGGGCATCAAATACTTTATTAGTTCCTTTATGTTCATCAACAACTTCCTTTCCTTTTTCATCCTTAGTAAAGTAATCATCAAACACGACAACAGGTAAATCTTTTGTCATATTATAATCGTGTTGAACAGTATCAAAGCTATGTCCACCATCAAGATAAGCTATATCAAAATTCTTTTGTTGCGTTAGTGTTACTTTAGTATCACCTTTAACTAATTTAAATTCAAAGTCTTTGTTCATTTTTTCTTTAACAAAAGTTTTAAATTCTTTTAGTCTATTACTAACTGCTTTATAAAGATTGTGTGGTTTAGTATTCATTTCAGTTGCATCAGTAAATTCATCTGCATCTTCAAATAAATCATAACCTTCATAGTAAACTTTATCTACGTTGTCAAAAGCTGCCAGTGCCATTTCAATAGCACGACCACCATTCCATGTACCTGTCTCCAGTATTCTTGAAAACTTGTAATGTCTGATGACATCTGCCAATTGTTTGTACCTCTTTGGACCAACGACATCAGGTGTGGTCTTATCAGATAACAAGTCCTTCCTATTACCCTTGAAGTGTTCAAAGTAATCTGCCAAAGGTGAATTATTAAACGCATCTAAACCTCTCACGTCTGGTGTTAAACTATGTTTTTTTAAACCATGTGCACCATAGATATTAAATAATCTTTCAAAGATAAATCCATCATGCCATTCTCTATATGAAAGAACTTCATGACTATTATAAAGACCTCTCATATCTCCCAGTAAATCAAGGGGTGGGATAGTGTTAAGATTAAAAGCCATGAAAGATGTTTCACTATAGTCCACATCCTTCCTACCTAAGTGGACGAGTTCAGAACCTAGGGGAATGATTCCAAACAAGTCTTGTTTATTAACAGGCTTTCTAAGGATAATGTCAGCATCTAACCAAACTACCCACCCTACTTGTACACTCTTTTCTACCAACTTGAAGGAGAAGTCAGTCAGAGCATACACTTTGTGACACCATTTAATGGCATCTAATCTCCAGTTATAAGGCATCTTACCAGCTTCAGTACCATCATGAAGTTTCATTTCTTCACGATAGGTAATCATTTCATCTACCTTATTAAGATTTCTAAATGTTATCTTGTCTGTTTTAGGAAACTCTTTTACCTGCTCATCAGTAAAGTCATGATAGTAGGCAGTTAAATGTAAATCGTCAGCCATATATTTTATAACTGAGTCAATCATTTTCTTTGCATAAGTTTCCCATCCTTTAGGATTAAAGGACGTAACGATATTTATTGTGTCTTTACTCATATTAATAAGTTACCATCTTTGTAGGTCTTGTTTCACTTATAGTGTTTCTATATAATAGTTTTTCATCTTCCCAGTCTTGGGCAAATTGCATGTTCTCAAACTTACCACCAAACCAAGGACCACCAAGAGAAAAATGTATAGCATTAGGACTTTCATTTAATTTTGAAACTTCAGGAATATGATTCCAACTAGCAGGTATTTCTCCTATCTGGTCATCACTTGTCCACTTAAACTGATGTAGGTCTAAACCTTTCATATTATTTACTTTATCACTTGTCAAATTTTTTACATCTTTATGTTTCATATTAAACAACATAAGTGAAGACCATAACTTCTTATCATAACCAAGTTGTTTTTGATTATCCATCTTAGTATCTTCAGTAGGTTGCCAATCAAACTTAACACAAGCAACAGCTTTATCAGAATGATTTTCCTCTACAAACTTAAATAGTTTATCTATATCTCTAAGAAATAAAAAATCACAGTCACAAAACATCACCCAATTTTTCATCTTATTTATTTTAGCTAGGTGGGGACATAGAAATCTTGTGTGACTAAACTCTGTTGAAAAAGGTTTGTCATCTAGCACATCATATTTTTGTCCTTCGTTATCTTCTCTCCACTCTCTAGTAAAATGACCACTACTTCTTAAATGATTAACATTTAAATCAATAATTGTTAAAGGTCTTGAGCTATGTCTAGCTAATGAATTTTCACAAACTCTATAAGCTATATCTTCACGAGAGTCATACCCTATAAAAACAAAATTAGTTTTCTCTTTAGGTAAAGGATGAATTGTTTTTTCTTCGTGTGTTGTTCTTGCATTTATATACATTATATAATTGTACTCCTTTTAATTATTAAAGTCAAATACTTTTTAAATTATCTCACATGCACCTGCAGTACATGCAAGTTCTTTTGATGAGGTGGTTGTATCTTCTTTCTCATAGTTAGTTAAGTCCATCCAATTAATATTCTTAGGAGTTTTAGCTAACCATTCTTTATAAGTATTCTCATTAACTTCTTGATAAGGTGCTTGTTTATATGAATGTTCAGAGTGTGGTAAGAATGAAACACCACTCATCACGTCAAAGTTTTCATAAACCCATGCACCAACTTGTAACCACTCTTCTTCCTTTACATAAACTGTAATTGAAGGTTTGTGTTCGCACCAATATAGTTGATAAGTTTTCCATATTTCTAGTTGTTCAATAGCAGACTTAGCATCTCTCATAATTGAACTCGTTGGAGACTTCATAGGAAAATAAATAACTTTAGTATCATTTGGTTTCATTACGTCATCTTCAGCATGAAATCCTTTATCTATCATCATGTCACATAAAGGGTCTTTCTTATCTGCTCTTACAGTTCTAAGATAGTAAGGTGAATAACGTGGGTGAATACCTGAAGCTGAATCAACTAATTGTGATACAGTTCCTGAAGGTTTCACACAAGTAATAGCAGTGGATTGATTAACTCCTAGCATTTCTGCCCACTTCTTATTTGTTTTAATTGAATGTTCTTTTAAATTAACTAACATATTTTTTAAAACTTGTTGATTAAATATATCACCTGCTAAAATTTTGTGGTCCATGATACCAGTTAATGAAACACCTAGTAATCTTTCTTCTTCAGTATTATCTTTCCATTGTTTAGTTAAATATCTAAAGTCTGATAAAGTTGATTGAAGTGTACCAAAGATTGTAGCTATCTCTACCTTTTCTTTTAAAGTTTCTTCAGTGTCATCAGGTCTTACAACTACTTCAGATAGATTACAGAATTGTTTATTTCGTAGAACTATTTCTGAACATGGATTAGTTCCAAAATCAAAGTCACCCTCTCTTCTACCTGAACGTGTTGCCATCTTTTGTGATGCAACTCTATTAAAGATACCACGTTCACCTGACTTAGAATCATAAAGAGATACCCACTCCTTCATAAATGTACCTATGTCAGGCTTCTCAGTATAAGCTACAGAGTTATTAGCATAACTTCTTTGTGGATTATTGTCCCACCATTGACCAGTCTTTGCATCTCTCATTCTAATGTCTGAAAGATTAGAAAGACTAATTAAAGCTGAACGTCTTACACCACCACAAACAACTACATCTGCAATCTTACATACAATATCGTGACATTCAATACTATTTAATTTTCTACCTTTAGCTTTTTGAAATGTTTCAATACTAAATTTAAATAAATCTCTTAATGGGTCAGGACCACTAGCACGTCCACCAAATGTTTTTAGTTTAGCACCTGCAGGTCTAACAAGGGACACATCAAATTGTGGTATCTGTCCTGCATAAAGCATAGCAATAAGTTCTCTATAAGATTTTGCCCAACCTATTTTACTATCTCTAACTTTAATTACTGTTTCAGTAGTATGAAACTTCTCTGCAATATCAGGAAGTTTGTCAACGTATTGTCTCTCAACACTAAACCCTACACCAGTACCACACATAAGTATATACATTATTTCATCAAAGGTTCTTACATTATCAATAGCAACATATGAACAGTTAAATCCTGCTACATTATCTTTATCTAAAGCAGGACCTGCAGTCATCAAGGCTCTCATTGAAGGCATAACTTTTAATGTAGTGATAGCATCAATCCATCTATCTCTTTCTTTTTTATCTAATTTTTTATTTGTTAGTTTCTCATAACGTCCTTGCATATAACTAACATATCGTTCAACAGTTTCACTCCATGTTTCTCTTCTGTTTTCTTTTTCAATCCATCTCGCATAACGAGAGATAGCAATATAGTTTTGGTATTCAGTTGGTAACATAATTATTTCCCCTTTTTATTTTTAAGTTTAATTCTATCATAACTATCCTTGTGAGTCAACAAAGCATTTATATGATTCCTCACAAAGTTAGTTCTTTTAGATGTTAATATTTCCATAGCGACTCTCCTCATATAATTAGGTTCAATTTCTGCGAGGTCGCATATGTATTCAAAGTCTTCCTTTCGTTTACCATTGTTAGTAGTAAACCAAAGTATCGCTTCACGTTTATACTTATGACTTTCCAAGTCCTGAGTATCTTTTTGAGTAGCATCAAGTAATGCTTGTAGTATAACTGCAAGGAACAATGTTCTTTCAGCATCTGTTGAGATGCTAATATTCTTTTCAACTGTACGTAAAAAATTTTCATGTTGTTGCATTGTACCATTGTTTAGGAATACCATCACTTATTTTACAGTATTCAAAGTTATGTTTGTTACACCACCCTGCATAAGTCATAGTGCCACCTTTGTTTAATTTCTTATTAGGATTATCAAAAGCAAATCTAATTATAATATTAGGATTAGACTTTCTAAAAAACAAATGTTTCTTTCTCATCTCTATAGTTAATCTACCTTTGACTTCTATATAAGAACCATTAGGTAATAAGAAGTCAGGGCAATAAGTTTTATTTTCAAACCATTCATAACTATATTTATTAGGTTCATATTTAACTTTAATCTTTTTATCTTTAAAAAATTTATAAACCTTTTCTTCTGAACCACTTCTAAACTTCATTTAATATTCCTCATATGAAAATAGTTTCGTACATGTAAGCATGTAAAAACAATACACATAATTAACATATAATAACTGTCAGATAATACTGACCACGTAATCCATATTATATTTGAAACCATACCATATAAGGGTGCATAGTTATCTTTATTACCATACACCCATACAGTAATCACTGCACTAATTGCAGCAAGTAATTCAAATAAACTAACCAATGTCACTTAATTGTACCTCATTTACATCAGGTTCTTTTACAACCTTGGTTAAGTATCTTGGTCCATTCGCATAGATAAATTTTCTAAGTCCTGTCCCACTATTAGCATCCTTCCAACAATTAACTTTATAAGCACAGTAGGAACAGCCAACGTCAAGTTTACGATTACCACTAGCACCATCTGCAATATCGTCATAACACTTGCTAGGAACTGTATCACTTGTGACAACATTTTTAAGATGTAAGACCCTATCTTTCGCATTTATCATCTCCATATCGTGGACAGGCATTAAACATATACGTCCACTTTGTTTATCAATAGCAAGAAAAGCACCACCCTTTTTATTCTGTGCATCAGCATAAGCTGATAACTGTGCAATGTAACCAAAAGGGTCATCCTTTAATAAGGAACGATTGGAAAACTTTTTAAATGAATAAGCACTAGCTGATTTACAATCAGTAACAACACCATCAATCTCACAATCTTGATGTCCTAATATTCCTTCAATATTTAATTCTTTCTGTTCATTCTTTACTTCATGCCCTGCAGTTTTAGCTAATAATAAAAGTAACTCTTCAAGTATATGACCATAAGTAAACTTTATCTTTGCCCATGCAGGTAACTTTTCTTTTGTTATATCTCTTGATTGATACCACACCTGTCTATCAGGTTTACCAATCTGAGACATTCTTAATTTATTATTCTCAGAACGTGTATTGAATAATTGTAATACACCTTCCTTTACTCTTTCAGCAAACAACTCCATATCTTTTTCACTAGGTTGTGTGCCATCAGTAATCGTCTGGTACATATCTTCAACTAAAGTATCAATATTTTTCATAGAAAAAAATAGGGGTGAGTTATTAACTACACCCCCATCTCCTTATTAAGGTTAAGGTTAAGCAGGTACTTCTGCAAACTCTGAAGTTGAAGTATCTGCATTAGATGCAGAAGGAATCTCTTCAAATTCACTCGCAGTTGAACTACCACCTTCATAGGCAACTAGGTTTACAACCTGAATAGCTTGTAAGTCAGCACTCTTTCCACTTCTACCAGTTGGTTTATGAGTCCACTCGTAAGTTTTATATAAAACATTTACGTCTGAACCATTACCAATCAAAGTATTTTGAAGTGGACGTTTCATACCATCCATTACATCAGGTGCTTTGTTAGGGTTACCATCTTTTCTTTTAGCTTTTCTTTTGATGGTTACAAAGTCTCCTCTCTCGTCACCTTTGTTTTTAATAGATAGACCTTCAGCTTCAGCTAATTTTTTATTATTAGCATCAACTGCTATGTCTACAGAATAGACACCATCTTCATCAAACGTAGTGTTTGGTGATACAACTGATGCCCAGTAGGCTTTACCATTTAATATTGGCATATGTTTACTCCTTCTTTAAGGTTATTATATTTTCGTATTAACTACGAATATCTCAGTATATAATTATAATCTATAACTATATGCTTTGTCAACACATATTAAAAATAAATTTTAATTAATGTGTATCTGCCCAGCTAGAGCCAGTTTTAAACTCTGCATCTAGTGGACAATTAAGGTTGAGTTGTTCAGTTGTTTCTTTGATTGCCAACTTCACAATCTCTCCCATACTTTGTATGTCATTCTTGTTTACTTCAAACTGATACTCGTCATGTATTGAAGCTACAAGTTTAACATCCAAACCTTTTGTGCGTACATGTTTAATCATGTTACGCAACCATACTTTACAAGCGATAGCACCTGCACCTTGTATGATTGTATTAACTGCTTTATGTGGTGACCTAACATTAAAGAGTCTACCATCTAAACCTTTTACTTTACCTGACTGAGCAGCTTCTTCTACTTGACTTCTAAAAGATTTCAGTCGTGGTAACTCAGATAAAAATTTATCTATAAGTTGTTTACCAACTGCCATATCTTTTGAGCCAACTATTTGTGCAATCTTTTTTGCACCTGCTCCAAACAGAAAAGCATATATAAATGTTTTAGCTTGGTCTCTATCTGATAGTCCTGCCATATTCATATTCTTTGTATGTATATCACCATTCAATATCTCATGTGTATATTCAGATGTGTTAATGTAATGTGCTAACATTCTTAACTCTAGTCCTGAAGCATCAGTACCAAAGATAACATGAGTATCAGGCTTATCAGTTGTCCATACTTCTCTACACTCTTTACCATAAGGTGAATATGTAGCAGGTATCTGAGCCATGTTTGGCGAGTGATGACTCATTCTACCTGATACACAACGCAAAGTAAGGACACGACCATGCACTCTTCCAGTGGTTTGATTAACAACATCAAGCCAAGAAGAGATTTGAGACGTTCTCTTTTTTAATAATAAATATTTAGCTATTAATTTAGCTTCAGCTATGTTATCTATCTTTGACAACACACTCTCATCTACAATAGGTGAACCTTTATCAGTAAACTTATTTGGTTTCCAACCTAACTTCATAAGTCTTTCAGCTATTTGTTTACGAGACGCAAGATTAAACTCTTGATAACTAACCTTAGTAAAAGGTACACCCTTTACATACCCACGAGATTTGTTATTTACTTTAGGTAAGAACTCTTCCTCAATCTTTAATGGTGGAAAAGTTTTATGTACTTCTTTTTCTAACTCTTCAGCTTTATCTTCAAGCATTGCATGTAGACCACTAGCTTTTTGTTGGTCTAAGTAGAATCCATTGTCTTCTTGTTTAGAAACAATGGAACGTATATCATGCTCAAGTCTCAAAGAATAATTTGAAAATCTTTTACCCTCAAGTTTTAAATGATTGTAAACTTTATGTGTTAATTCAACATCACGTCTGCAATAAGTAAGCATCTCTTCACTAAACTCAGAGAAGTTATTGAACTCAAGTTTATTGAATCCAAATCTTTTACCCCAGGAATCTAATGAGTGTCCATTCTCACGTTCAGGATTGTATAGCTGAGACATAATTAAAGTATCTTCAATCTGTCCAATAGTAATCTTTGTACCTGTCAATCTATTTAATACTGGTGCGTCAAAGCCTATACCATTATGCATAATAATTTTATCTGCATGTTTGTTTATAAACGCAGGAAACTTATCATAACAATCGCTACCAACAAAAGCATAGTTATCATTTGTCTCCATATTTCTAGCGACAATACAATGTATCTTTGTTGCATCTAGTGAATCTGTTTCTATGTCAACTACTAAATTCATTATAAACTAATATACTCCTTAATCGTTTTTAAGTCAAATAGTTTTTGCAAACTAATTAAATACATTCGTGATGCGTTATGGTCACCACCATTTACAGATACTTTTCTTTCCAAAGAATCTATTATCTTTTTTAGATTCTCAGTTTTGAATACTAACGTGGCATATACATCTTCACCTACACATAGATTATGAAACCAATAGTCAGCTTCAGTTGCATTGATGCCTGAAGGTTTACCATAACATTCATATTCAATAGCTATGTTACCAGTTCTTTTCCAAACATCACGTTCAGATTTAACTTCAATCTTTTTATCTTGAAGCATATCTTTAATTAAGTCTTCTCTGACTTTGCCATAAGCTAAATCAATATCAAACTTCTTTCTGTCTTTACTCTTGGGTTTCAAACTCATCTGCGTTCTCCTTAAAAGGGTTATCTATTTCAGTCATCCTACCATTCTCAGTAGAATAAAGTAAGTAAGAACCTACCCCAGTAGTTCCTGCATATCTATTTTTAAGTACACGAATAGTGGAAGTATTCTTTGCAATCTCATCATCATCTTGTTGGTTTCTTTCCATACCAATCACTGCGTCAGATAACTGTGCGATTGAATGTGAACCACGCAAGTGTGATAAAGATACTTGTTTACCTTCTTCATGTCCTTTATCATTATCAAGTCTACGTAAGTGACAAGCTAATAACATACCTATCTTAGACTCATGACATAAGCTACGAAGTTTAGTCATAAGAATATCAATAGCTTTTCTTTCATTACCATCATCTCTTCCTGATATAATTAAACTTAGATGGTCAACGAATACCCACTTACAATCACAACCTTTAGCCATATAACGAATACGATTGATAACATCATCATCATCCATAGAACCAAAGTGGTCAAACAAAACTAAACGTCTATCACCTCTGAGTTCTTCAGACCATTTCTTTAATTCAGATGGTTCTTGTTTCTTCCACTCTTCAGGCTTATGTAGTTCTTTGTTTGCATGTATGCCTACCAAACCTCTGAATGTTCTTTTCTTTTCTTCTTCCAAAAACAAAAGACCAATCTTATCTTCAGTAGTTTTCCATATGTGATATACAAGTTCACGAAGTAAACTTGACTTACCCATACCAGTACCTGATGTAAGTGTAACTAGTTCACCAACACGCATACCATATAACTTATTGTTTAATCCTTGATAAGGATAGGGAACAGAGTCAACATCATCCTCTACCCATAAGTCATCAACGACATCATCATACGTTACAATACCTGCAGGTGTATAGGGTTTAGCATCCCACCAAGTACGAGTAAACTGCTCACGTTTACCTGCCTTTAAATACTCATTAGCATCTTTCAATTCAAGATTAACTACCTTACATTTATTAGGTGGAAATATCTCTGATACTTTGTTAGCAGTTTCTCTACCAATGCTATCGCTATCAAAACATATCACAATATTCTCAAAGCTATTTAAGTATTCAAAGTTTTGTTTACAATCTCTGACTGCTGAAGCTACACCATTCTTAATAGACACAGTAGCATAACGACTACCAGTCATTTGAAAGACTGCCATAGCATCACACTCACCTTCAGTAATTGTAATGTACTTCTGTCCACTTGTAAACAAATGTTGTCCAAACAATTCAGACTCAGCAAAGTTACCTTGAGTTGTAAAAACTTTAGGCAATGCTCTAATCTTATTAGCAATATGCTTACCTTGTGCATTATAAAATGGATAGATATGTTTTGTTATCATTCCATTATTAGCTAGTGTCGTTACTCCAAATTTACTGGCAGTTTCTTGAGAGATATTTCTATCTTTCAATTCAGTCCTATCACCAACGTACAAGTCAGAATAACTATTACTATTATTTATAATAGGTGTTACTTCCACTCCTTCTCCTTTCTCATAATATCCACAGTCAGGTGTAAAGCAATGAGCACCATCAGTATAACGTGCTAGATTATTCTTACTACCACATTTAGGGCATTGTTCATGCCTAATAAATTTACTCTCCATCTTTAACATTTAACCCCCTAATGTAGTTTGTTATTATTATTTTTATCGTACATAAACTCAAAGATTTCATCACCTTCAGTTAATGACTCTCCCATATCTAATGCTATGAGTTCTTGAGCAGTATCATTTAATGCATTCTGCATTGTAAGAAAACCATAGTAATCTTTTTCAGCTTTAGTTATAGCTGTAATGGATAATGCTCTAGCCATTAGGTACACAGTTTCAGGTGAATCATATTTCATTATTAACTCCATAATTATTTTATGGATAGCCATAACTACTTCTTCACGTTCCTTTATTGTTAATTTCTTTAATTCCACTATCAACTCCTTCCATTAGTTCAACAAATCCATTGATGTCTTCCAGGGAAACTTGTTTAATATTTGTTTCACCAGTTATAGTTAATATATTATCTACAATAGATGTTGGTATTTCTTTATGTGTTTTAAATTTAGTTATCATCTTCTCCTCCTTCCTTAAAACCTTCCATTATTATCTGTCTTGATTTTAAGTCCCTAGTATGAATTATATTTATAAGTTTGTCAAGATACCATTGTGCTTTTTTTAAATCTTCCAAAGGTTTTCCTTTATAATCATACCTCCAAAGATACTTTATAACATTTGCTTTTAAGTAACCAACAAACTCTTTGTCTGACATTGATGCTTTGATACCATCAATACATTCAATGCCATCTTTGTTATAATGTCTTGGGTTGTTTACATTATCGTAATTTTTTATAGACGTGTCCATATTCTTTATCCTTTCTTTTATCACCAAACTCTTTTGGTGTATCACACTTAACTGCCTTTACTTTATAAGGTGGTTTTGTTTTTTCATAAATTTTCATTACAGTTTTCTCACAGTTATCATATAACCTAGGTAAAACTTTTTGATAAATTTTATTATTGTATTCTATCCATACAGTTACTAAAAAATATGTAAACATATTATCTAATCTCCATTGGCATTGATACAACACATTTTCTTTCCTGCACTGGTATGTACTTAGGGTCAACTGGTACACCTTTAATAAATTTCTGCCTTATCATATGATGCTCCACTCCAATACACATATATCCTGATGAGCTAAGTTTACTTCTATCAATATCTCTTTTAAGATATTCTTCTTCAGCTATCTCTTCAGCATTATCACAGCTAGGTAATTCTCTGACGAATAGTTCTACCTCACCAACTGGTGAAGCAAAAGTTAAATACAATGCAAACATTTCTTTTATCATTTATCTAGTTCCTTTCTTACACACTTTTGTTTATAATATACATTACCCAAGAGTGTGAGGCTTGGGTTCTGTGGCTCTGGTTTTTTCTTACCAACGTACTCCCATACACAAGTCATAGCCTTGTTATTGTTTGCACGTTGGTGAAAAAAATCAAAGTTATCAAGGGTATAGATGTTAAATACTATACCAAGTATTAGTGTTTCAATTCCCATTAAAATAATCTCCTATAAAATATAATATTGTAAATAAAAATATACCCATCATAAATCCAAATAGGATTTGTAATATAAACCATAATGCTCTGTCAACTTTAGTAGACATAAACAACTTGTGGTAAAGGTGTATAATCTATTCTTCTATCAAGGTGTATGAATGTTCTTGCTACACCTACAGTCCAACCTAAGTCTATTGCTCTCTTAACTAAGTCTTTTCTAAAGACTGAATTAGGTATGGCAATGTCAACTGCACACGTATCTGTGTCCCATTTATCATTACCTATTTTATGAAATGAGTTAGGACTTGCAGGATAGCCACGACTTTTTAACCAGTCATTATGTTCTTGTGAACGACAACAAGAAGTTATCTGTAATGGTTCTCCAACATTCTCTCTTAAATTTATAAGACAATTTAAAAATCCTTCAGCTAAAACTATATCCTTTGAAGTAGGACATTGTAATTCTTTTTCACTAAAGTATTTATTATCATAATAGTTTAATCTTTGTGACATCATTTATCTCCTTTCTTATCTTTGTCATTAAGTTCTTTAATTCTTTTATAAGAATTATATAGTTGTTTATTTAGTTCTTGTATTTCTCTTTCATACAATTCACTTTTTTTCATTCACATTATCTCCTTTCTTCTTATGTAAATATTATACAATTTTTGTATAACTCGTGTCAAATTTAAAATGTAATAGTCAAATTACTGACACTATCTGTTGTATAATTACAACAAACTATCTTCCTCTCCAATCTCTTTTGTCACCTCTTGGTGTTGTTATTTTTTTCTCACAAGCATAGCCACTATGTGTAGTGATAACCATTTTTTCTTTGTCAGTACAAGTATAGTAGCATTTAACAGAGTCTTCACCAAAGAATGGTTCAACTATTTTTTCCTTTGTTAATCTGCAAGTCACAAAGTATTGGTTTCTTTGGTCATAAAGTTTACCTTTACCAGTCCATTTATAACTCCAACTTTTAGCTTCAGCAGTTAGAACTAAATAAATTATGGTTGTAAGCACCACATAACCTATGAGTAATTCGTAATCAGGTTTCTTCATCATCATACATCTCCATATAGTCTTGAATCTCTTCTTGTGTCATAAGATTGACAAGTATTGGTGTGTCTTCACCTATGTAACCACCTTCAATGTTAAAGTCTACAAATTCTTTTGCATCTTCATAAGACATATCGTCCCTTTTAACCAGTTTGGTTATCATTCTGTGCTTATCATAGATAAATACGTCCACCATACCACTGCGTGTACCTACACCTATGATGCAGTCATCATAATCATCCCATATTTTCATCACTCACCCCTTTCTCCTTATGCTTTAATTGTTTTCTTAACTCTACATTATCCAATAGATGATAATACAAATCATCAAATAATTTTGAATCAATCACACCTTCATCAGATAGTTCCATTAAATCAAACATATCTAAATCTAAAACTTTCCAATTATGTTTGTTACTTGATTCTGTCTTTGCAATTTTACTCATCAGTCATCTCCTGTCTACAAAGTTCACATAGATTGTGTCCATCATAAGCTGGTTCATCTTTGTGAAATATCTCGTTACAGTTAATACATT